ATATGGTCTTCCGGCACGCCTTTTCAGGCTGCGCTGCCGTAGGTTAACACCAGAAGTCGTCGGGCGTGAAACATACGCCTCCGTACTCCTCTTCCACCTGCTCGTCAGACACAAGCTCGTCAGCAATGGCAAGCTCTCCGTATGACGGCTCGTAACCGAGTATGGCTTCGAGCATGGTGGATTTTAACTCTACAAGTTGTTCTCTCGATAGTTCTGATACATACATAATTCTTAAAGTTTTGGTTTGTAGTGCCGTCTTCAGACGGCTTTTAGGCTGTAAACCCGAGGTATTCTGATAGGGTATCTATCATTAGCTTGGTTACGCATTCATCATCTATGTCGCTGACGTATTTGTTTACGTCACATCCATAGAGTTCTTCTCCTTCTTCGACTGCTTGCAATGCCTGTCTTGGAATGTCTCCTATAACGAAATCCAAATCAGCCTTTGTCTCGCAATCGTAAATGAAATCATCAGGAATGTTGAGAAGCACGTTGTCTTTCTCATCAACGAGATGCCATTCATATTGTCCTGGAATAAATCTTACGTTGTTCATAATTCTTATGTTTTGGTTAATGTGCGCAGTCGTTAGCTGCGCTTTTTAGGCTAATCCACGTGCTCGTAGATGTGGCGCATAGCATCAATAGTTCGATAGTAGTCCTGCTCCTCCTCGACTTCTACCATGCCGTCGATATAATCCTTAGAGGTGAGTGTTATTTCGTCGGCATGATACTTTTCTGTAACTTTATTTACCGCCTCCTCTACGCTATTCGCTTCTACGCTCACAATTTTATTGAGCGTTTCTGTAATTGAAACATAATACTTCATAATTTCTGTAATTTTGGTTATACTTGCACTCTCCACAAGGGAGAGTCTTTTAGGCTTATAAAAACCACCACGGAATAAACTCCGCAATATTTTTCGATTCCCTGCGGTCTTTTCTGCGCTTTTCTTCGAAAACGCTCCCATTGACGCACTGGTCGGCTGACCGCTGAAACAACGCACCTACAACCCAAAAGGCTGGAGTGTAGTCCTGTTGAACATTGTCGAGGTCAATGCAGCCAGAGTCAAGTATTTGGTTGATACACTTGTTGAACTCCTCTACATTCCTGTAGTTGCGAACAACATGGTTGCACTTTTCGATAAATTCTTCTCTTGTCATAATTCTATAGTTAGGTTAATAGAAATCCCCACCCGTGATAGTGAGGATTGATTTAGGCTAACCGAACATGAGCGAGTCAATCATTTTGTAGAATGTGCCCTCGTCGGTGCTGTTGTAGAGATAGTGTACAAACTTGCGTCTGTCCTCCATTCTCAAGACTCTGTAATAATGCTTGAAGTCGGAGAAATTGCCGTTTATCCACGAGTTGTGCATTATCTGCATCATTTCGTACTCGTCTGCCACCTCGTAGGACTTAGCCTGCTGCGCAAGCGTTCTGCTTCTCCTTTCGGATGCTCTTTTTGTTGCCATAATTCAGAAATTAATTTGGTTAAACGTTGTTCTGTGCAGGTAGGCTGCACAGATTTGTTGAGGCTCAATAACCACGATACAGGATTCTCTTGACAAGCGGATACTCGTAATCTCCGTCCTGTCCTACGCAATAGGTAAAGCTCGGCTTGTTGCTACGCAGCTCAACCCACAGACGAGAAAGTATGCCACATCTCTCGATTCTGCCGTACTTCATATTGTGGAATACCTCGTCGTACTTTCTTTTCTGACAGCCCAGCGCTTGACAGAAGCCGTCAGACAGCTCACGCAGAGCGCTGTCGGTAAGCTCGAACGGATGCCATTTATAATGCTTATTATTGTAGATTTGTCCGCTCAAAAAATCGTTCATCGTGAATTCTCCTGCATCGGCAGCTCTAAGCAAGCCGACGAGTGTTTTGTAAGTTCTTTTCTTCATAATCTTATTTTTGTTGGTTTGTAATTGTTCCTGCGTGCAATCGTCACGCAGGATTTTAAGGCATTAGCGACGGAAACGGCTCATATCTACGCCGTAAATCTTCGCAAGGCGCAGAATACCATTGGCGATGCGCTCAAACCATGTACGTACAAACTGCGAGGTTCTTGCGTCTGTTCTGCAATAACCCCACTCCGTGCCAACCTTGGCAATGTCATAGTTCGTAAAGGCTACGTTCACGGTAGAGCAAAGACCGGCAATCCATTCAGTCAGCAAATCAAGAGCGGACATTCTGCGTCTGTCATTTTTAAACTTTTCTGCGTAGAACGTGTCAAGCGCAAACTCAATGCGCTCCCTGTCGGACATAGACTCTACATCTACATCATCGGAAGAGATGGAGTCAAGGATGTAAGCATACATTTTGCCGTTCACTTTGTAATCTCGTGGGTTCTTTTTCATAATCCTAAAATTTTAAATGGTTGATAAAATGAACCCGTGACAAAACGTAACGGGTTGTTTAGGCTCAATCGTGATAAGCAATGGCTACAATCTCAACCATAGCATCGTGAAAATCATTCTCAGATTTCGGATTGTTGTAGTCGGTCATGCGTGCGTTGTGCATCTTGCGGGCTGCAATCTTTGCCTTGTTTATCTGATACATCAACGAACGTTCAAAATTCTTGTCGCAATTTCTGTCTCTTAGCATAATTCAATGATTTATTTGGTTAATAGTAGCGGAGTTGTATCTCCGCTGTTTAGGCTATCTGCCGAAGTATTTGCGTTCGAAATCTTCATAACTCTCGCAGTTGAAGACAACCGCAACGCATTTCAAACCATGGGCAATTAAACTCTGTTTGACTTCTTTTGTAAGTTGCTCGCCTGTGTACACCTCAAAAGGAGGGAACACGAAATAATTCTGTGTCATAATAATTCTGTTTGGTTAATGGCAGACGGCACGAATTATCGTACCGCCCGATTTTAGGCTCTACGGCTCGATGCGTGAAAATACAGCATAGGTATGTCTGCCGGTCTCGCTTTTCTTCATAAGCTCCGCAAACTTCACTGCGTCCTCACGGGTTGCAAACTCACGCACGACTTTCGGTGTAAAACTCGGGTAAAACTCAAGCACTACAAAATTTTTCTCTGTGTTCATAATTCTGTGATTTGGATGGTTAATAGACCCCACAATCGTGGGGATTTTTAGGCTGCGGACTTATCTTTTACGTACTTCGCAAGGCTCTCGAACGTTTCGTCGTTCTCCTCTGCATCGTAAAAATCGTAAAATCTGAAAGTCACGACGCAGAAATCCCTGCTATCGCCCTTCTTGTCGCTCGTGCTGCAAACATCTACATAAAAGCTGTAGCCGGAGGAGTAAAACTCAATGCACATGCCTACATGATTGTTAAAATACATATCACGCTGCATCTTCTGAACCTTAGGGAGAATTTCCTTTGCGAGTCTTCTCGCCTCTGTGAGTCTTTTTTCTGTCATAATTCTGTGATTTATTTGGTTAGATATTGTTGGCAGCGTTACACTGCCAGTTTAGGCTAATCGCTCACGTTGAAGAATAACAGCTCCTCGTCCTCGAATATATCAAGGCACAAATCGGGCTTGAGCCAACGGAAATAATAGAGCGTATCGCCACGCTTCTTGTACACGCCTATCCAAACGCCTGCGGGCAGCGTGCGGTTTTCGTTCGTTCCGTAAAATTCTCCTGTATTCGCAGGTTCGAGGTGCATGTAGATATTCCACTGAGTGTTATCCAATCCCTCACGATTGATTGCGTCGAGTACTTTGAATGTCTTTAATGTCATAATTCTAAAATTTATTGGTTAATAGTCCGTGCGCACATATTGCGTGCGCACAGGGTTTTAGACAATGTAAGCCACGGTCAGGAATTTGCCGTCGTAACCAAGGAACTCAACGTGTGTGTAGATTTCCTGCATCTTCGCGAATACGCTCTCCATGAACAGAGAACCCTCGCACTTAATTCTTCGTGTTGCCATAATTCATTTGTTTTTATTAGTTGTTTATCGTACTGCCTAATTTGCAGGCAGTTTTTTAGGCTGAATTTTTCAGAACACAAAATCCACATAAACAAGGCGTGAACCTTTGAATTCGCTCCAATAATTCACATTGTCGTACTTGTACGCCTCGAATTTTTTGGAACTTCTGTTGTACTCGTCACGCACCCAAACGGGAGCGGACTCCGAATTTGCCAAGCGGAAAAACTCGCCACGCTTGACTCTGCGCATTTCTATCTGTCTCATAATTCTGTAAGGTTGATTTATCGTACTGCCCCACATAGCAGGGCAGCATTTAGGCTGAAAGTTTCCAAGCACAATTATCGTACTAATCACTCTCCACGTTACAGCCGAGCAGAAATTTTTCCAAGCGCAGCGTACTGCGGTACAGCTCAACGCTGAACCAACGACCATTTTTCGTACTCGTCCAAAGATACCACACAAACAGAGCGTAGAAAATTCCAAGCACATTTCCAATTATCGTACCGCTTACAAGCAACACGCACGGGAGCAGCTGAATAATTCCAAGCACAATTATCGTACTTGAATAGATAATCTGTCTTTTCTTCATAATCATAGAATTCTATTGGTTAATAGTTGGCAGCCTGTCGGCTACCATTTTAGGCGTTAAACGAAAACACGATAGTACGCAAAGGTGAGAAGGAGCATATCCATTCTATTGTCAATGTTGATAGCGTGTGTTTCAACGCCTCCGCCTGATACTATCAGTTTGCCGTCCTCAATGTAAAGAAATGAGTATCCGTTCGCAGGCTTCAAAAAATGATGCTTGCCCTCGAGAGTTTCAAGGAAATAATTGTACATTGCAGTTGCTACGCTTTTTTCTTTCTCTTCCATAATTTTATAATTTATTGGTTATTGTTCCCTACAAGCGTAGGGAAATTTTAGACTCTGAACTATCTGAGCGCAACCCCAAGAATTGTTGCTGCAAATACTACAGATACAAAAATAATACTGAACCATAGAGGGTGATTATCCCCGAACCCATTAATTTTCTTGAACATAATTCTATTTTTATTTGGTTGATAATAGGAGCTGCGTGAATGTCACCACGCACGCAGCCATTGCCAAGGAGTCATGCTCTCTTTGCGTGTCCCAGAACGCTGCACCATATTGTACAGCGTACCCCTTTGGGCATTGTCGCCGTCTCATAGAGAACGGCAGCGAGTAACCGCCCAATTCCTCGCACGTTTTCACGGGATAATCCCGCACGTCGCACACACATTGTGTGCAGTTAGGCTCTACGTACAACCTTATGAACGTATTGCAGATTTTTTGGTGATACCTCACACGGAATAAGCAATAACTATCCGTGACGGCTGCTTTTTAACCAGAGCGCGCAGCCGTAACAAGCGCAGCACGTTAGGAACTCGTCCATGTGTGCCAAACGTAGAATATGAATTATGAATAGCTCCCAAAGTTTCAAATTTTGCAGTTCGAGAAATTCCCGTTTATTTCCTTACAGGAAAAATCTCGCTTACAAAATCCCATAACAAAGGGCGTGACACGTCCGACACGTATCACCATTTATTTAAATAAATCTGTAGATCGATTGCTTTTAGATTTTGGCACGTTGCGCAGAAAAAAGCACAACGAGGAACACCCACACACCACGATGAGGTATCTAAAAACGTGTGGGAAAATAAGAAAACAGAGAAAAACAGTAAGGAAAAATAAGGACACAAAAAAACGCTTGCAACTCAAAACGAATTGCAAGGAAAATCCAGGTGGGGCGGCTGTTTGCCGCTCCACTTGGATACGTCCGGCGCCGGCTTAAAGTTTGAGCTTTCCGGCAAGGTACATTTTTTCAGCCTGTTCCCTTGTTATACCGAACTCTTCTACGGCAGCGTTGAGCGCACGCTCTTTGCGTGCCAACTCATTAGAGCGTTTCGCATACTGCTGCATGAATGTGAACGCCTTGACAACAAAGGAATTAACCTTGTTGACGGTGTTCACCATGTTCGGCAGCTTGTCTATAAGTCCAAGACCATACAGGCGGCGATAGTTGAACCATGTCGCCGTATTGGTTTGTTCTGCGACTTCTGCAACCGCAACCGCAACCGCTTTTTTGAACGCCTTGAGCGCCTGTCTGTCGGTGTTGGCGGTTGCCAACTGGTAAGCCTCAAAACGTTCCTTTGCCTTCTCATAGTCGGTTTTAAGATGCTTGTAGCGGTCGTCGCTTTCGTTTGCGTCGTCTAAAACTTCTTTTAGACGGCTTGCAAGTTCTTTTGCTTCGTCTTCTGCTACCTCTTCCACCCACGGCAAAAACATCTTTGTGTAGCTGGGATTTTCCTTTTCCTTTGCCAACTTCTGGGCGTTCTCGATTGTGTTGATTTGTTCGCTAACTCTGTTTTCTACTTTAGTCGCTTTCATAATTCTATATATTTAAATTGGTGAATAAATTCTAATTACTTCTAAAGTCTTTGCAGCAACCAATGGAAACGACTAATTTTGCAATGGTGAATAAATTAGAGCGTTTCGCGCTTTAGTTGCTGGCGGTGTGGTCTACGTTGGTAGGCTGCACCGCTTTAGTGTATCACTATTTTAAAGACCGCCACGCCACAGGGTTATTGCCTTCACCCTGTGCGTTGTCGTAGGTGTTCCCCCCTATCGACCCTACAAAGGTACGACAATTTTCGACCAAAAGCAAATATATTAACATATATAACATCGCTGCAACTAATTGGTTTTCAGTGTGTTATATATTTTAACAATGATTAATTCTTACAATATAACACAATATTTGGTTAATTTACGTTTAACAAATTCAGAAACAAGCCGAATTTAAATATGTTTAACAAGTCGTGAAACATTATATTTATACACATTAGAAATTAATATAAATGTATAAAGTGCTGATTTTCAAGCGGTTACAATTTTATATAATATTAGGCAAGCGTGAAACACAAAATGTACGTTTAACACTTATTAACGTTATATTATTGCATATAATATAAAGAAAACAGGGTGCACCCCCCTGAGAATTGGCTATTTGTCGCTATAGTCACCTCTTTTAAAAATTTTTTCTTCCGATTTTTGGCTTTGTGTAAACTTATGTTCCCGTTTGTTAAAAACTGTAAACTTGTATATTTATGTATATTCAGTTTTATTAACTTCCTGGCGGTCGAAACCGGGAAGTGGAACGTCTGTCTGTCGCCGTATAGCTATGTATATTTATTATACACTCGATGTAGGATAAAAATGCACCAAAAACCTCGTATTTACGGGAGTTTGTGTATGATTGTAGAACTTATTTTGTATCTTCGTTTCAGAGGCATGTGAGGATAGGGGTTGAGAACCTTATCATACACTACCTACACAAACCCCGTGTTTATCGGGGATTTGGCTGCATTTGGAACCTACATTAATCGTTCATTTTCGGTTAATCGGAATTGACCGTCTCTACAGTCTGGTTTTATCAGATGCAAAAGTAGCAAAATTAATTGTAAAAGTATGGGAAACGGAATGGAAAACCTCATGGAAAGACTTGAAAAAGAGTAGGAGGAGGAAAAGTGGGAGAGGGATAAGCGCAACAGATGGCGCAAGCGGCTAAAAATTCTGATGATATTGGGAGTTTCACTGGCTTTTTCAGTTGTCACGATATTGGCTTTTGCAAAATCGCTGTCTGCTGGTTTTATAGTATTGGGAATTTCCTTTATATTCCCATACGGGTTGTACGAATTTTATAACGAATGTTAATTATGGAGTCGGGAATTACAGAAGACGGTAAAGCGTATTACTTAAAGTTCAGAAAGATGACGGCGGAAGATGTTAACGCCGGACAGGATTTCTGGTGTGATACAATCGGTGGCCCTATGCACGGAACAATCCTTGGATGGGATGAGTCTGAGGACCAGATTGTTTTTACAATCGAAGGTAGAGACGGCGCGTTTGCTATGCAAATGGATGAGGCTATAGGTTATCTTAAAATAATGGTTTAAATGAAGAAAAAAAATAAAAATAGACGAATACTCTACGGGTATCACAATTTGCGCGAGTTATCGGAAAGAGCTTTGCGAAATCTTGATGGAGCGATGGATAACGCCCATGATGTAGCCGTGATGCGCTATGTCTTGTTGCAGTTCACTAATTGGTTCAAGACTGACTTCAAGAAACTGCCACTATTCGAGAGCGACCCGTTTGTTGACGACTGGTGTAACGGTATGGCGAGGAATATATACCGTTATATGTCAGACATTACAAAGAAACAAGAAGGTAAAAACAAGAACGAGATATGAAACAGGAGTTATTGGATGATTTGCAGCGTCTGCTGAAATGCCCAAAGCCAAAGGTTGAGTATGCCGGTGAGGGTGCTCTTCACGCATGGTACTGCGAGGCGTGTGAGTTGAAAGAGCGTATAAAATCGGGAGAGCCTATAGACATACAATGGGCGACTCGTCCTCTCAATGTGCTTGTGGTATCTGGTGACGGCACGCTGCCTGACGGAGGTCGGTATGGTTGTTGTAATTTTATACGTCATCCACGTCAATATTACGATGCTGCAATACTCTTTCGTTACTTTGTGTTTGCCATTATTGTTTATCACAGCAATAACAACCCTACGAAGGACGATATAGATGCCTACGAGCTTGCGCTGCGCGAGATGGAGGAGATATGGGTGCCATATAATGAAAGGAGTAGCAAAGGATAGTAATTCGAGGATGATAAAGATAATAAACAGACTTGCCGACAGCGGATTTGCCAAGGTTGGATTTCGTGAGGTTACTCCTTGCGAACTATGGAATAAGGTTGTAGATAATCATATCGTTGAAGTTTACGGCTTAGATAATAATTCTGACAACCGCGAAATGTTAATGGATTTTTTACACAAAGGAAGGAGTAGCAACAATGATTAATAGAGAGGACATTAAGGAGGGCTTGAAGTTTAGACTGCCCAATAACAAAATTGAGCGTAAGCATCCAGGCGCCACGGATATGTGTGAATCCGTCCAGTATCTGACAACGCTGAAAACTCCGCACGGAGACAAAAATTATGTAACGCTCCAAGTGCCGCTTTTCGAGGTGTGCGGCGGTCCGAAGCTGATAAGCTTCGCCGACAAGAATGACCCGCATTGCGCATGGGTCGGCGAGTACATCAAGGTTCGCAGCGATGCGCTCGGGAAGAAACCGCGCTACATATCCCTGGGCGACGTGATGCAACACGGAAGACGTGCTATCGACGCTAATCTCTACCCTATTTTCAGTACAGAGAACCCGAGGAAAGACTGGGCGAACAGCACCTTTTTTGCCGGCAGTCGTAGCGGCGGTAAAAGATACCGTATGGAGCATTACGGATGTTCCCTTAATCCGATTGACGTTCTTCCAAAGCTTTCCGCGTTTACTGAACAGCCAACTGGAGATGCCGATACGTTCCGCGACATTACCAACGGCATGTACGACACCTTCAAGGCGAAGAATCACGACTACGGCAATAGTTTTGCGGAGCTGTTTAAAGAGTGCGGCATGACATACGCCTACGGACACATGGCAGAGAAGCTAAAGCGCGTGAAGTCACTGATGTCTGACGAGGCGAAGGTGAAGGGCGAGAGTATGAGAGACTCCCTGCTTGACCTTGCGAACTATGCGATACTTACGATTATGGAACTTGACAAAACGAAGAAATAATTGCAACTTAAAATCTAATAATATGCAAGAGATTGTATTTAGAAGTAACGATAATCAGGCACTGACAACGAGTGTGATTGTTGCAGAGAAGTTTGGTAAAGAACATAGCGACGTTCTTAAAGCTATAAAAAGTTTATTTACGACAGGGGAAAAATCCCTTTTCGTTGAGAACCAGCAACTTGCGAAGATGTTTTCCCTTACAGAGGTGGAACAGCCGATGCCTGTTGGTGGCGGTGTGAAAAAGCTGCCTATCTACGTGATGAACAGGGACGGCTTTACTCTGTTGGCTATGGGTTTTACGGGGTCGAAGGCTTTGGCTTTCAAACTGGAGTATATGAATGCCTTTAACGCTATGGAGCAACAGATACGTCAGAGTTCTGGTGTTCCTCAGTCATTTGCCCAGGCTCTTATGCTTGCTGCCAAGCAGCAGGAGCAGATAGAAGCACAGCAGAAGCAGCTTGAGATGCAGAAGCCGAAAGTAGAGTTCTTTGAAGCAGTGGCTGAAAGCAAGACCGCCATCGACATCAAGGCAGCTGCGAATACTCTCCACTTCAAAAACATCGGCAGAAACAAGTTGTTTGAAATTCTGCGCAACGCGAAAATACTCATGTGGAACAATCTCCCATATCAGAAGTATGTTGACTGTGGATATTTCCGCACGATAGAACAGAAATACACAACGCATGACGGTGTGAAAATTAGCATCAAGACACTCGTCTATCAAAAGGGAATGGATTTTATCCGTAGGACACTTTATAATTTGGGTTACAAACAAATTGAGTAATGACTAAGGACTGGAACGGAAACGGCAAGAGCACCTTCATAACAATCGGTGCGAGCAACCACACGGACAAGGAGCGTGAGGAGCACGACTTCTATAGCACATCGCATGAGGCTATAGACAAGCTCTTAAAGCACTTCTCTTTGCCGAAGAAGATATGGGAGTGCGCTTGTGGTACTGGATGCTTGTCAGAGCGTCTTGTCGAGTTCGGGCATGATGTCGTGAGTACCGACCTTATAGACCGAGGCTACGGCGGTGTGCAGGACTTCTTTAAAGCGGATACGATGCCCAACGGCTGCAAGTGCATACTGACGAACCCACCCTACAAGTACGCATTGGAGTTCGTGCAACACTCGCTTGACTTGCTTCCTAACGGAGGTTTGTGTGTGATGTTTCTCAAGACAACGTTCCTGGAGGGTCAGAAACGCTACGAGAGGCTCTATAAAAACACGCCGCCTAAGTACGTACTGCAATTCTCAAAGAGAGTGTTGTGTGCAAAGAACGGCAAGTTCGCTACGATGCGCAATGGGGGGGGTAGTGCAGTCAGCTACGCATGGTTTGTATGGGAGAAAGGTTACAACGGAGAAACAACCGTAAAATGGATATGATAAACGAGCAACTTCAAAAGAAAATAGACCGTGCCATCCGGCTGTTGCAAGGCGTGCAGAACGGATACGACGGAGAGATTGAGGTGGCGTATTCGGGAGGCAAAGACTCGGACGTGATACTCCAGTTGGCTAAGGAATCTGGTATCAGGTATCGCGCCATCCACAAGAGCACTACGATTGACCCGCCTGGTACAATTGCACATGTAAAAGAAATGGGCGTGGAGATACTGCGCCCTAAGATTTCATTCTTCAACCTCGTGGCAAAGAAAGGACTCCCCTCGCGTTTTTATCGCTTCTGTTGTGAACAACTGAAAGAATACAAGGTGTGCAACAAGGCGATTATTGGCGTGCGAAAAGCCGAGAGTTCAAAAAGAGCGGCAATATACAAAGAGCCGACAGAATGTAGGTACTACGGAGAGAAGAAGGAAGAAAACCATGTGGAAGCTATATACCCTATCCTCGAATGGACCGACGAGGACGTGCGCAACTTCATCATCGACCGAAAGCTGAAGCTCGCACCTATTTACTACAATTCGGGGGGGGCAAATCGACGTATCGAAACGCCTGGGCTGTATGTGCTGCCCACTCGCCTCACAGCGCAAGCGTATCGCGTACTTCAAGGAGAAACCGCGCATGGCTCGCTGTTATCTGCGCGCCGGCAAGCGGTTTTGGGACACACATCCCGACTCACACGTTCAAGACCGATATGCCGACATTTACGAATGGTTTACTCGTAACGTATTCTTCCTTCGTGAAAAAGACTGGCAGGAAGCAAACAACTCGCTGTTTGGAAAGCCAAACTGGAAGGAATTTCTTGAAAGGGAATTTGGCATTGATTTGACATTATAATAAAAATGAACAAAAACAGATACCGCAACAAGGCACCCTACTCCACCCTGCATCCCGACGCAAGGCACTGGACTCGCAAGGGCAGTTCGTGGAAGCAGAAGGTTGGCTACGATACCGAGGATGAGGCGTGGGAGTTTCTAAAGACACACCCGAAGCTCATTGAGCTGGGAATGACCGTCTACAAGTGTGACGTCTGCAATATGTACCACTGCGGACACAAGTATAACAATAAATAATTGAGAATGAAGAAGAAAGGATATTACGAATATACACCGCAGATTTACCCAAGGAAACTTTGGGTGATGTACAATACGTCTGAAGAAGAAATAGACAAATGCTTTACCAACATGAAAGGCGAGCCTCTTGTTCACAACGGCGAGCCTATGAGTGAAGGAAACTACGGAGGTATGGTTTATGACGAATGTATGAGTAAGGCAGGGAAATACTTCGGTAATCTCGTTGTCTTTCCAAAGAAGAAGGATATGACTATGAAAAATATCTGCCATGAGGCATATCATGTTCTATCGTCTATCAACGATGCGTGCGACTTGGAAAGGATGTATAACGGCAGAAATGAGCACCAGGCATATCTTATGGGTTGGATATGTAATTGCATCAACAACGCTCGTTTGGGAGTCGGTGATTTTATAGAAATTAAAGACAAGGAGGAATAGCTTATGGATAAAAATGAGAAATTAAAACTTGGTGAAATTTACCTTGCACCCATAGAGTTTTTTCTAAATAATTCCGTCGGAAAGCTAAAGCAGCAAATAGAAAGTTATGCGGAAGTCAGAGAGGACGGAATGGTTATATGCTCGGTTATTGAGGATATGGATTCTGTTTTTCCACACAAATCGGAATATACAATAGCAGTTAAGCAAATAAGGTTTGCACCTCAAATTAGGGCTTATGTAAATAAGGACTGTGACTTTGGCTGTTTTAAGCAACTTTCGGAAGCGGAAATGAAAGTTTACGGTGTGCTTTTGTATTATTTTGGGGGTTTAATTGCAGAAGGATATAGCTTATGAAACCGATTATAGTAATTGTGATTCCTTTGGGAATGTGCATTGATAGAGAAATCACAGAACCTTATGGTTATGATTTGTTCTATGGAGACAAAAATATCGAAGCTCAGTGGAAAAAACTTGAAGAACTTCGAGAAACGGGTGGCGTTATTATAGTTCGACCAAGCTGCAATAGCGCGATTCGCGAATTGTTGGATCCTTGCATTGGTGATGATGGTTATATTAAGGATTGTGGATTGCATACGGTTCACACAAAAGAACATGGCAATTTCTATTTTCTCCTTTTTCATAACCCACAAAATAGTATTATGGCCGAAAGAGCTTTTCGTATGATGAATAACAAAAAATAAATAGCTTATGATTACATATATCCCATACATCCCAATAGCACTACCGCAAACTCATTACGGAGGCGGAACAGTTATTCCTCTATATGTGTTGCTTGCCGTATATATTGCGATTCTTGTGTATACAATAATAGAATTTTACAAAAATAAATAGCTTATGAAATGTCATAAAGGGACTCTGTTTATCGCGCCCGCGTCATATTTCATCGAAAACCTCGAAGGTCAGGAAAGGGAAAACTTTGAAAACGGAGTCTTCCAATACGATGGTATGGTTTGCGGAATGGTTGAAGAGATAAACTTTGAATACAAGCGGTTTTTGGCATCATTCAAAGCTCCAGACGAAAACTACGTAGACCAAGTAATAACTCTAACAATAGACTGTTGTGGAGTTGATTTTAGCAAATTTCACTGCGTAAAAAGCGCTCAGAGAATCGATTTATATCACTTTCTCAAAATTAAAGAGCAGAATATTATAGATATAATTAAAAACAAAGCGTATGATTAAGAAAGGAGATGAAGATATGAGAAATTTTGGAAAGGAACTTCCCCTGATGCAAGGGATGATTAAGGCGAAAGATGCAATAGACGGTGCAACACCATTGGAAATCATGGAAGCCCTCACCGCTTTCGCATGTGTGACCATTGGAGAAGTCGCTGAAAAAGTGGAATGGTCACGCGAAGATGTGCGTGACAAATTGTTCGCTGCTATAAACCATACATTGAACGCCGATATTTTCGAGTAACGTATTGGATATGGGAAAGACAGTAGAGGAATTAAGCAGCTCGCCCCCACAAACATTGTGGGATGAGGCTGCCGGCAACAGGTACTTATTTGCACTCGGGCAAATCAAGAGAGGTGGCATCTTCTTTTTGAACGAAGAAATAACCAAAGTCAAGGATGGCTGGTTCTTGCATAAGTGCGGCGAGGATCTTGGCAATGCGGAGTGGTTTAGTCGCATTCCCATCCCAACTCCATTTCATCTAAGCGTACAAAGAGAATATACGAGGTTGCGCAGTACCTACGAAATATATGCCGACTGCACAGTTTCTGGAGACATCGGGGTTTTTATTAGTACACCTCTTATTTTGAAATATTTGGCTAAACTATAAACACATGACAGATAAATGTAAGAACAAGTGCAAAGACTGCGTGATGTTTGCAGACGAGGATGCAGACAGCGCACCCTATTGCCTCGCCAAAGACCTCTACACGTTCGTAATGGGCGAAGATGAGGCTTGTGAGGAGTTTGTAAAGTGGAACGGTAAGAAATAATAAACAAAAACAAAATGGAAAGAGAGAAGATAATAATAGAACTTTGTGGCGGCAGGATGCCTGAAAAGGCGCACGATGCCGATGCAGCATATGATGTGTTCACCAAGGAAGACGTAAAAGTGCTCGACTATGAGCGCTATGCAATACCGCTCGGCTTCAAAATACAACTACCCAAACACCTTGCAGCGGTTATACAACCAAGAAGCGGCATGTCCTCAATAGGAATGTATGCCCAACAACTGTACAAAGACGGATTTACTAAAGAGGTGCGAATTGATGCCGATGTTAAACTTGGCTTGATAGATAGCGGCTATACTGGCGAGGTTACGGCAATCGTAAAAACCTTTGGAATAGGCAGCTATCTGTCAAATAAGATTATTATCCCTGCCGGCACAAAGATAGCACAGATGCGCATTGTGGAGATACCGAACACGGAACTTGTGAGCGGTGTCATCAAGAAAGAAGAAAACGACGACAAAGAAAACGACGACAAAGAAAATGGCGACAAGAAGCGTGGTGACAACGGTTTTAATTCATCGGGAGTAAAATAATATGGCAAACAAGACATACATCGGCATAGACCCTGGCTCAAAGGGTTTCATAGCAGTAATGCACCCTGACGGCACGCGCGAGTATTGCTCCTTGCAGGATTTTGACTATCACGATATTGCGCTGTTTCTGAAAAACATCAAGACGGTGTGCGAGGAAAGTTGCGTGTGCTGTATGGAGGAGATACACGCCATCTTCGGTTCGTCGGCAAAGTCCACATTCTCGTTCGGAGAAACGTTCGGATTACTGCAAGGTCTGTTGATTGCGCTTGAGATACCCTATCATCTTGTACCTCCGAAGACTTGGCAGAAGGAGATTTGGATAAGTCACGATAAGGTTATCAAGAGTTACTGCGGAAAGAAAAGCACGGACAACAAGGCGACATCCATCAACGCCGCAAGACGATTGTTTCCGACCGAAGATTTTAGACGTACAAGCAAGTGCAAGAACGTAGACGATAACAAGTGCGACGCAACGTTGATATGCGAATACGGGCGAAGGAAATGCCTTTAAAGAAGATAAAAACATTGTTTAACTAAATAAGTATAGATATGGATTTTGGAAAGAAATTATATTGCGGCAATTTTGTAGTTACAAAGAAGTCGCGCAGCCTAAGTAAGCAGGAGTTGAAGGAACTCCGCGACAAGGAAGGTATCCGTGAGGATGTCCGCAAGCATCTGACACGAGGCTCGCTTCCGTACATTTGTGTCGAAACGGTCGGCGGCGGATGGAAGGTGGAGTTTGGCATCGGCACGACGATGTTCGAGGCAATCGACGCGCTCGGCATGGTTCGTGACGAGAAGGGCGATTGGCGCACTCACGGAACGGAAGGCAAGAACGCAGAGGCTATCTTTACCGGCATGTTCGTTGATACTACCGTCGTCGGTGATGCGGAGTACCAGACGGCAAAGATGAAAGCCATGAGCGAGTATATAGAACGAAACACAAAGCATGACGATAAATAAATATGGCGGACAGAAAGACAGAGAAACTTTCGGCTAAGATGAAGTCGCAGGCGGTCGGCTTGGGTCTGTGCCAGCAATGGACTGACGAATGGGCCGACGGCACGTCGAAAGACGAGCTTGTCGAGAAGTTTGTCAGAGGCATTGACTTCTGCATAGAACACAACTTTCCATCATGCGAAGTGATACGGAAGGAGTTCGGGGATGTTATTCACGACCACGGCGTGTACGTGGACGAGAACGTGCTTGCGGACGACAAGCCGACGGTGATATTAAACGGAGAGTGCGTCGCAGGACTGACCTACTCTGGCAAGAGCTGCGGCGACATATATGTAAGGCATGACTGCGAGGCGACTGTATTTGTAAACGGCCTTGCGAGAGCGTTTATCAACATGTACGACAATGCGGAGGTGGAAGTGTATTGCGAAGAGGGTGCAAAGGCTTTCGTCTATCTGCACGGCGGCAGGGTCAGAAAGACGCGAGGTGATGTCACAATTAGAGAAAAACACAAGGAGAAGGAAGAATGAAAAGAAGTAGTGGTGAGGCGATAGATTCGCTGTTCGGGCAGTTGAAGGCGTTGAGTGCAGACGCGAAGTACGGCTTCGGTATGTACAGAACCGACTGGGGCAAGGTAAACAGCGAGAATTGGAACAGGCTCCTGGTAGGCTTCTGCAAGAGTATCAGAGAGCTTGCCAAGGACTGCCCTGTAAAATATTTTGCAGGAGCGTTCTATACGTTCAACGGAAAGATATACGAGGTGGTGGAGCCGATTGTTGTGGAGCAGGCTTACCAGTTGCTTATGGAGGACTTGTTCATAGCACCCGTGCTCGGTCGTTCCACAATCAGAAAGGAGTCGTTCATCGACACCATCAAGAACTACAACGTGCTTGTTCCGCAGTTCGACGTTGTGGCTTTCGCCAACGGTGTTGTTGACTTCGGTCTTGCGCGTGTGGCTCCTACGGCGATGCCATTCTCTCCGCATTATCATGTGACTTACTATCATCCGTACAACTTCGATCCGAAAGCGAAGTGCAAGAAATGGGAGAGATTCCTGCTTGATGTGCTGCCCGACAAGGACTCGCGTGACATCTTGCAGATGTTCATGGGACTCGGCTTGGTGCAGCGCGGCGACGCATACAACCCGTATGAGGGAAAGATGTCCGACAAGATAGAGCTGTGCCTTATGCTTATCGGTAGCGGAGCAAACGGAAAGAGTGTGATATTCGAGGTTATGTGCGCCCTGTTCGGCAAAGACCGCATATCAAAAATGGACTATGCGGAGCTTACTGCTGACGGTGACGAGGGCATGAGAGGGCGCTACCCTATCCGTAACGCCATCTTCAACTGGTCTTCCGACTCCGACCCGAAGAAGTTCGGACGCAAGAATACAGGTATGTTTAAGCGTCTTGTAAGCGGAGAACCTGTACCGTACAGAAAACTTGGCGAGAACGTACTGGAGTCAAAGAGTCTTCCATATCTCATCTTCAATCTCAACGAGCTTCCGTTCCCCGAGGATGTTACCCTCGGCTTTATCCGACGCTTGCAGTACGTCAGCTTTGACGTTACCATCCCGAAAGAGAAGCAGAACCCTCGTCTTGCTGCGGAGATTATCAAGGAGGAGCTTTCAGGTGTGTTCAACTGGGTTCTTAAAGGCGAGCGTATGTTGAGAGAGCGCAAGTTTCAGTTTCCGTCTGCGGAAGGTTCGCGCAAGCAGCTTATCCTTTCATATCTCGGCACGCAGCCCGTGCTGGCATGGCTCAAGGCGTATGAGATACGCTGTGACAAGGGAACGAAGGGCGAGATACCAGTTTGGATAAACGCTAAGACGCTGTATGACAGCTTCAGACAGTTCTGTGAGGATAACAATCTTGAGGAAAAGGAGATACCGTCACAGCAGAAGTTTGGCAGAGTGATGTGGAACTCCTGCAAGTTCTACAAGAAGCGCACGCCAAGCGGAGTTATCTACGAGACATACGGCATCACGGAAGCAGACCTTGCGGAGCACTTCCTCATATCCAACATGAAGAGCGCGGAAGAGACGCAGGAATACAGCTTTATCAAGGACGACCTGCCTGCAAAGAAAGAAGAGTAAACAGAGATAGTTATGGAAGAGTGTATCATTAAAATCATCGAAGATAAGTATGCTCTCGAAATGGGCCTGCGTATCATCATGGAGACGGCAGAAAGAAAGGCACTTCCAGAAGAGGTTTTTCTGCCGACCTTCAATGACAGTTTGATTGAAGAAACGTTCATGGCGACGCTTGAAAAGGTTGCCGGCAAGAAGTACAAGTAGAAACAGGAATAGCCTTGCAGCAAAGAGATTACTGCAAGGCTATTCCTGTATTTATTTATCTTTCTTGTTTTTATAAAGAAGGCAATTTTTGCACGAAGTGGGATAGTTGATTGGTAAATAGTAGTGACAAGTATTGTTCTCCACATCTATCTCATCCTGCTTGATTTTGTTATAGTCCGCCTCAAGCGACACAATCTTCAGCCAGTCAGGAGAGCCTTTCTTGGCTTTCTTTTCAGCAGCTACCAGCTTGCGCAGAATGGATTCCTTTGAAGTTTCCTTTGCAAGTTCCTCCGCGGTTATCTCGTCGTTCCTTGGCGAGTTTGTGCCCTGTACATCCGCGATGCGCGCCTGAACTGAGTCGAGTGCTTCGAGCTTCTCAATCTCGCGAAGCAGTTCGGCTTTGGCCCAGTTTAGGCCCTGGCCTTGGAAGGCTACATTCCAAGCGTCGCCTTTACCCCACCCTGCCGCACGCAGGTCGGCATATATAAGATATGAAATATCCGCCATGTTGTACTGCTTTTTCAATTTGTACATATAGGCTGATAATGTGTATTCTGACATAATTACTCCTCCTCTTTTTTGTAAACAAATTTAACATAGCAAAAGCACCGGTAGTGCAGCGGTGGAAACGGATCTCCGAAGTGGTGCAGATACGTCGTCTCATCATCGCAGTGCGCGCACGGATACGAACTTCCTCGAAAGATATAGTAGCCTATCGCCCCATGTTCCTTGCCGTACTGCTGTTCGGCTCTACCCCATGCGACGGCGACCATTTGTCGCGCGTTGCGGACGATGTTCTGGTACGCCGAATGAAATACACCCTTGCCGTATGAAGGCGTGGCGATGTTTATATCCTCCTTTCTTGCCTTCGTGATTACGGACGTGGTGTATGGGTCTTTATATCCAGTACGCATTGCGGACATGAGCTGCGAGTCGGTGTATTTCATCAATACGCCGGCCTTGCACATCCGCACCATGTCCTCCGCAAAGTTTTTCAGATAACTGGTGGTTCGCTCCATTGATGTCTTGCCGAACACCTTTGACACAAGAAAGGCTTCCGTGCTCTCCGTGCCGATATTCAATATCGAGCATGCGGTCTTGGCACAGACCGCAATGTCATTTTCTATTCCGTCAGCAACGCCTAACGCAATGCGCTGTGAGGCCGCAATAAACCCATTCTCGTTTGTCAGTGTCGCTCCCCTCCTGTATTTGGAAGCGAGCGACACTATCTCACGGGCAACTTTAAACAGTCGCTTCTGTACGCGCGACTCGCAGGCTATCTGCGCTTTCGTTCTGTTAAGTGCGTATTCTCGTGACTCCATAAATTACTTTCTTAGATTCTTATCCCAGTTGTTGCGGCCAGGGTAATTGCCGTTCTCGTCCCATGCCTTGTCAGACCTCTTCGGTCTGCCTTTTTTGCCACGACCTGTATTGATGTCGTCGCCAGGCTGCTGATTGTTAATTTTTGCAAGTGCTTCCTCCTGCTCGATGTTGTTCTCAACCTGTGCCTCCTGACGTTGGATGTCGATGAGCAAGTCCTGCTGGTCTTCCTCTTTCTGCTCGCGCATGATACGAGTAAACTCGTCGTTTTTCGAGAACTTGGAATTGCGCTCAGAAGCAGTCTGCTTCGAGAGGAATTTGTTCTGAACCGCAGTGGCCAGGTTGGTGATAAGCTCAGTGTCGTTCTGATGGATATAGCTCTCAATCCACGCATTAACTGGCAGTGCGACCATTGAGGCCATGCAGTTGTTCTCCGTTCCGATACCAAACTTAGTTATACGCACCAACTGGTCGAGGAACGGCTGCAATCTCTGCGCGTCGTTCATGGCAGCTTCGAGGGCTGGAGAATACAGCAGCTTGATTGCAACGCCCGGCAGGTCTCCCGATTTGAGTTCGGGTGGCTTTACGGTAAACGAAAGCTCGTAGATGAGGTCATAAGACTTGTTGAGCTGTGTAGCGAAGGCGTTTGACGCGTCCGTGCCGTTGAGGAACTCCGCCCTGCCGTCCGTGTCGGTAATCATGATCGTCTTAGCAGCGCCGTTGGTATCGCCCTTTATCTCTATCTCATCCCCCTCGCCGGTAAGCGTGAGTATCGGGAAGGCGTACGCCTTGTTGTTCTCGCAGAGATACGAGAACGCCTCCTCATAATCCTCGATATTGCGCTGTACGGCAGACCAGCAAGGGCCGTCCTCGTTACGGGCGTATGCTACAGGTATGAACGGGAAGCCGTGTCGTTTATCCTCGACGCAGGCATATTCGGACGCGCCGAAGATTGACGCAATCTTTCTGACTACGTTTTTCGCTGTGCCTCCCGACAAATCTTTCTTCAATCGGTAGAACTTATCCTTATCCCATGCTTCAATCCACTCGATGCGCTCCTCCCCTTCTTCGTCGTAGTCCACATACTTGCGTGCAAACGCAATCAGTTCGCCGGTAAGCGGGTCGTATCTCGGAAACAACGTGTCGCCACGGTCGAACGAGAGTGTTCTCGTTCCGAATTTGCCGTCGCCGTCGAAATAGCCTACAATGGCACAGTCTGCAACCTTCATATATGCGGATACCGCCTCGAAGAAGCGTATTTCCATATCGTGCATGAGCCATCCCTTCCTGTATTTCGTGAGCAGCTCTTGTAGTTTCTCTTCGCCACCTTCTTCGGTTCCCTCCGCAAGCTCGAACTGAATGTCATTACCAGTCACATGAAGAACGTGCTTGGTGTAAATAACCTGCTGAAAGGCAAACGCAGTGCGTTGAATTTTCTGCACGCACCAAAGTCCCGTTTCCGGGTTCTTCTTCCAGATGTCGGGATATTGCTGCGGGTCGCAAATCCTGTGCCCTGACGGATAGAACTCGCGCAAGAAGTCCTGCTGTGTTTTGATGTTGCGGTACAGCACATCCGCAGGCATACAAGGGTCTTCATTCTCGGAAAACTCACGGTCGATAATTCCGTGTTTCATATAACCCTTCGGGGTCACTTCGTAAAACGGCTTTCGGACGAGCAGCTCCCGCACGTCTTTTACATTGTTTAAAGCATCCATAGTCCTTTTATCTTTTTGTGTTTCTTTTTAGTTAAGCTGAAAATCATTATATATAGCCATGACTCGAAGAAGTCAGGCGAGTGTCCTACGTACCGTTTAGCCATCTTCTTAGGCAGTAGCTTGAAGCCCCTGTCGTCGCTGTTGTCATCGCGGCGCAGCATCTTTCTCTCCTTCTGCAAAATCTGGCGCAGCGGCACCTTGTCAAATCCGTCGCCAGAATACTTGCGCTCAAGCAGTGATGGCTCTATTGAGATTTGCTTCTCCTTTATCATCTTGTAGAACAGGAAGGCGCATTGTGATTTAAGGTCTTTGTACAGGAATCTGATACCCTTTTCTTCCTGGTGTGTCATAGCGACAGGTGCTGCCTGGTTGTTGAACGGTACGGCATCGGCAAAGAAACCTTTGAAATACTGACCGATACCCTGCAAGTCGTAAGTGAAGTTGCACTCCTCCACTCCCCATTCACGCAGCTTCGCCTGCACCGCAGACACGAGCGTTTGAGAGTCGAGGCGCATTACTACAAGGTCTTTGCAGTGCCATCCCTCCCACAGCCACATCACAAAGTTGTCGCCGCCCGTAAAGGCAATGTCGGCAGATGCACGCCGCACTCCATCTCCGACCTGTACGGCGTTGTCGAATATTTCTTCGAGGTCTGCCATTTTTATCATATCGTCGCCCGCGGACTTCCAGTTCCAGTTGGCTTCGAGGTCGCGCATACGTTGCTCCTCGTCCTGTTGTGCAAGGTTGGCGAGATATGATGCGTCGGTAGAGATAAGTTTGATGTTTTCCGATACGTCGGCACGAATGAATGTGGCGGATTTGATGAACATTTCGAGCTTGGTATATCCGAGTTCGGCATAGCTTTCTTTCCACAGCTTATCTATGATACCTCCGCATTGTTCGTAAACCTCCTCTCGCGTATCTCCCCAATAGATTGAGTCGGGAGTATCTCCGTCCATGAAGCAGTAGCGTATGACTCCGTCACGCTCGGGGATAATGTATCCATCCTCGTCTACCCACCAGTCTATGAATTTGCGCACCCACGACTCAGGATCAGGGTTGCACGTTATCCAGAAGCGGTTGCGGATTTGCGAGGCGTTACGGTTGTTGGTAAGCAGATACTTGAACTTCTTGTACGGACACTGGGTTCCCTCGTCGATGCACACGTATGCGAACTGACGGCCCTGGAAGCGGGTCTTGAAGTCCTGGTACGAGCCTGCGTAGTATGAGAATTTTAGCCAGCCTCCGTTGGTGAAGTTCCACGTCATATCATTCTGCGACTTGTTGTATGTGCCGAACTGCGAGAAGAGCTTGTACGAGTCCGTTACAAGCGATTGAAGGTCATCCTTCTCGTTACGCAGGATTGTTGCATGGAAGTCTGGATTCTTAATGTCTTTCAGTACCTCCATGAGAGAAGAGAAGGATTTGGAATTGTGGGTAACGATGAAGTCTTCGACTACAAACAGTGCATCCGGGTTGTCTACTGCAATACAGCAACAATCCCTCTTTCCGCTTTTCTTGCAGCTTACGATACGCCTTACAAGTTCCTTTTTCTTATAGTTGAACCTAACCGACCATTTCTTTTTCGCTGTTTTTCGCACATAACACACCGAACCTAAACTATCAACCAAATACTTAAAGTCGGTAGCCTGCTTGGAAGTGCGGTATTTTTTGCACCAATACTCGGCGCTCTTTCTTCCCGTATTACTGATAAGTCTTTCGAGTGTAGACATTCTTTCGCTGATAGAAGCGAGTCCGTAGCTTTCATCAAATTCCACTGGCTTGACGCACGGAATGGTTATGTCGTATCCGTCAGTGATATATTTCTCAATCTCGCAAGCGAGATGAGGCATACACCGTCTGCTTCCGTCAATGTAAACGTTCCAAATATGGTCGTCAGAGCAAGTTATCTTCGCTCCGTCTGATAGTGTAATCTCGTAACAATCTCTTTTCGGATAAGCGAGGAGTCCCAAAACACGATGTCCTTTCCCGTCCGAACCGATTACGGTATCCCCATATTTCAGCTCCTTGATTTTAACGAAACCCCTGGACATTAAAACCATCGTATTCTCATCGAGCGGGCCGCCTCGCGAGCCTCCGACTATCTTAATATCAGCATCAATGGCAATCATACGCTCCTGTCCGCCACGTTGAGCGATAATCTTCAACCTGTCGGGATGCTTCATGTCTTTATCTCTTAGTGATTGAATGTACTCTTGAGTGTAAATAGGCTCTCCGTTATCCAATTTCAACCCTGAAAAACAACTTTTCTGCATATATATACAAAATATTTATGCAAATATATCGAAAATATTTGGTTAATTGTATATTTATTCATATTTTTGCGAAAGAAAAACGTATATTTATACATTAATGGTAGAAGAACTACCGAAAACCAACACAAAAACTTTTAAATATGACAGTAGAAGAACTGCTTTCATTGGTGAACAAGGAGGTTGATACCACCAAGTTCAAAGCACTTAGCCAGAAAACCATTAACGAAGAACTTAATGACGTACTGGATGAAATTGGCGACGACGAGGCTGCGAACGCCAAGATAGTCACCAAGGTGGCAAACCGACTCAAGCGCATGGACGGCAATCTGCACAAGAATGTCTCTGACGAGATTAAGAAAAGCAGAGAGGAAGCCGAACGCAAGAAGAAGGAAGAGGAGGAGCGCAACGGCAAGAAGGAAGAGGAAGGCAAGCCTGACGACAAGTACGACAAGCTGCTCGCGAAGCTCGAAGCTCTTGAAAAGGCAAATGAGGAGCGCGACAAGAAGGCATCAAGAGCCGCTACAATCGAAGCGGTCAGAAAGGGCTTGAAGGACAAGTTTGACAAGGCAAAGCTCGAACTTAACGATTTCTTTCTTGACACTGCAATCTCCAAACTTGAAATTCCCGACCATGATGCCGATGTAATCGACCTGGTTTCAAAGGCAGAGGGTATTTACACTGCCGACTTCAAGCGTGCTACAGGCAACACTGCTATACCGCACAAGGGCAGCGGCTCTTCTTCTGGCGGCGGCAAGACAATCCGTGACGACGAGTGGGATGACATCATCGAACCGAAAGGGAAGTAAACATTTTAATTTTTAAGGTAAAAAGTTATGGATAACAACAAGGATTACTACGGACAGATGATGGCGCAGGGTGCAGTCAATGCTACCGGCGCTGTAATCTTGCAGTCAGAAATGACTATCGGTGGTCAGCGTCATGTGTTTGTTGACCTGCCTGGTGCCGTTAAGGAAGCGTTCCGTCGCCCTCCGATTGGCGGTGTCCTGAAAAACCCGTTCCCTGGCCCAGCCAAGATTTATGCCGGCGACCTCATCGAGCACAGCCTCGGTTTTGCGGACAACAGCGGCGGCACAATCAAGGTGCTCAAGAGCTATGAGGTGGCTAAGGCTACCACCGCTGCTGCGGATACAGCCATCTACATTACACGCGACGGCTATCACCACATTCCGTTTGTGGGTGACAATCTCATGGTTGGCCCGAAGGACTTCAAGACAAAGGGTAAGGGTGTGCTCGTTACTGCGGTTGAAAATGACGTGCAGGACGGCAAGGATGTTTGGAAGGTTACACTCGCAGAAACTCTCGGCTCCCTTACCGTCGGTACGGTTCTCGTGGAGGCGGAAAAGGCAGGCGCAACTGTTTCTGCTATGGTTACAAACCCGAACTGCTTCGCTCCATGCGACGTTGACATGCCGTTCCATACACTTGCCGGCAGTGACAAGTTCTATGCTCCGCGCTACCTCAACGACTTCTGTCTGCTCGGCACTGACGTGGTTATGTGGAAGTCACGCATGAGTCCGATCCCACCGGCTGTAGAGGCGATGAACAAGAGCCGCTACGCAGAGTGGTGGTACGCAGAGAACTAATCGGAAAAACACACAACACAAAAACGAAAAGATATGCCAAAGTTTGATTTTAATAATTCCCGAAAGGCGCGTTTTTTCAGCGACCCCGAGAATACAAGATACTTGCAGAAGTTTATCGACAAGAAGGACATCTTCCATGTAAACTACGGCTGGTATCTCACGCAGGGTACTATCGCGCCCGACCTCACGCCTACCAACCATAAGGGCGTGGCTACATTCTCAGTGGAGGCATCCGCTTTGCACGCTGCAACGCTCGCCAACCTCCGTGCTCCGCTCGCAGGTTCGTTCCAGAAGGACAAGGGTGCATTGGCAGTTTATTCTGCCACTATTCCCGACTTCATTACCGACGGCTTCAAGGAAACCGCAGAGGAGCGCAACTACCGCGAGAAGCAGTTTGAGGAGTTTGGTAACGACCACGACCTCGTAAAGCAGTGGCGCAACGAAACCCAGGAGTTGATGGACTCTCTCGACATGACCATGAACTACATGGTGGCAAAGCTGGCTACAACCGGCGAGCTTGACTATACAGGCATCGCCCGTGGTATCCAGATTCCGCTTCACAAGGTGCCAATTCCGAAGGAGAATTTCAGAAAGTGCGGCAAGCTCGAATGGGCTAACGTTGACTGCAACATCCTCGAACAGATGCGCAAGATTGAGAGCGAGTGGCGCAAGGAGTTCGGTCAGAACCGCCTTGCCCTCGTATGGCAGATGACCTACGACACCTTCTACAACACCTTCCTTGGTAACAAGCAGATTAAGGAGCTGTACATCAACTGGTGTAAGGCCCACTATGTTGCTTATGTTGAGGACTATGGCGTGAACACAGAGATGTTCCTCAAGGCGTTCGCCGACATCCAGGGTATCTCACGCATCGAGATTATCGACGAGGAGGAGCGCAACCTCAAGTTCGACGGCTCGGTTGTCAAGGTTAAGGGCTGGGATGACAACATCGTTGTTCTCCGTCCTGCCGGTAATGCTTTCGAGTACGAGCGCAAGCAGGTTGCTGACAAGCCGATGTTCGAGAAGTACGGAACCAATATCGTTCAGAAGGTGTTCGCGCAGACGAACAATGGTCTCGGCCTGCTCTGCAACTCTACAATCGCCAACGGCGACTACATGGAGTGGCATACCGACCTCATGTTTGCCGCAGTACCGGCGATGCTCGACTTCCCGTACCGTTGGATTATCGACATCACCAAGAAGGGCGAAGGCGTAGCTGCCTAAACATAAAAGCTATCCGTCCTCCTGTGGCTGCAATCGGCTGCACTTGGACGGATAGCGTAAACAATCTCTGAATTTAACGACAGAATAGGCATTATGGATAAAGGCAATAAAATTCACACACTGGAGGACGCACTGTTCAGCAAGGTACGTTTCAGCATACCCGAGGACACGGTGCGTACAATCCTCATTGAAAGAGCGCTTGACGGAAACATGGCGTATGTAGACGCCAATCCCGCCGATGTTCGCCTTGCCTATGCAGACATTCTAAAATGGCTTGTTCTCGGCCCGAGCAAGATGAACAACACTTCCGACTCCGATAACGGATGGAGCCATACGGAAGGTGGTTTTGAAATATCCGAGCGTGACCGTGCGGAACTCAAGGCGGAAGCCAACGCAATCTATGCGAAGCTTGAGCCAAGTTCGATGTTAAAGAAGAAGTCGTCGTTCAGAATAACCTCTCATGGCGTGAAGCGTGCCGACATTTCAGCGTTCGGATGCCCGCTTCCTCACATTATAAAATAAGGATGTATGAGAAAGGCGAACATCAAGAACCCGAGATACCCTCACACGATAAAAATCGTTAGGGCGCTTGTCGGCAAGGCGGACGAGAACGACCCGTTCGCGGATGACGACGCAAAGGTCGGCGAGGATACGGAGATTGTAATCTACGAAGGCGAGGGCCGCAGCTATACCGATACGACTACCGAGGGCGGCAAGAATGTTGACGAGAACAAGAGGAAGGCATCAATTCCTGTCAGATATGACGAATGGGATGCCGGTAGATGTCCTCTTGATGGCGACATGATTTACGCAACGGTCGGCAACAACACCGAGGTCGGAATGGTGAAGGACTGCGAGCCTGACAATAATAGAACTGTTGTTTATTGGGACTTTACAAGGGTTTAGCGTATGGCGGTTTTAAAATCAGTTCACGGCAAATATTCCGACCAGCTCTTTTTCCGTCTTTTCAGAAATGTGAAAGAGTACACAAAAGAGATGATGCTCGAAAACATGGAGAAGATGGCCACAGAGGTGTTGAGGACAGCGTATGCTGAAAGAGATTTCATTTCTGTTACAGGAAACCTCATAAACTCGTTTGCAGTCGGTATCTACTACAGGGGCGAACTTGTTAGGGTTGTTGGTGCTGCGGACATGGGGATAGAAAAGCCAGTAAGAGTATCTCTCAGTCCCGGAGAAAAATTGTCTGTAACACGATGGTGGGATGATGTACCAGTCTTCCCGACCAAGAGTGGAGAACCTGGCAAGTACATAGGCAATATCGGTCCAGGACATGTTGATGGAAGACAAGCCGCTATTCAGAAATTGAAGTCGATAAAACCGTGGAAAAGGGACACATACTCTCTAATTGTCGTTGCGCCAATGGTTTACGCAGACTATGTGCAAGACAAGATGGGGCACGATGTCTTGACCAGTGTACGCGACGCCATGCCGCAGATTGAAAAAATTTGCTATATATGATAAGCATAAAGACACTATACTACGATGTCGGCAATGCCGTAAAAGGCATCTGTGACAAGGTTTATCCAAGAAACCGCCCGAAGTCTGTCTGCGACAGGCCCGACAGCTATATCGTTGTGTCTTTCCCGTCGAGCATCTACAACAATGAGATGAACGACGACGGCAGTTTCAACGACTATACAACTACCGCGCAGATAGAGATATATGTCCGTGACAAGACATCCGCCAGGAACCCCAATACGTTAAACGTATCTGCGGTATCTGAAAAAGTCGGTGCGGTAATGACAAAGTTTCCAATCTCAACAGACAACATCATCGTGACCAAGCCTCGCGTCACTCTGCAAACAGATGACGGCGACGGTTTCTCGGTAACGATAGTGCAAGGTTTGTTAAGAACCAAATAACACAAAATAAGGTTTAACTAAAAAAGTATTAAATTATGGCAATGAAGAAAATTCTTGAGCTCAAAGACCGATTTGTAGGCCCTAAGAGCATCTTGTATTCAAAGGGTATGATTGACCTGTCAAAGCCAACAATCGAGTTTACTCCAGAATTGGAGCTTCCCGTGGAGGTTGACTCACTGAAGGCGACAATGGAAGACCCGACCGTCAACCACTACAAGGTAATAGGTCTTGGCGGCGATTGGGCGACTACCGCAGAACTTGGAGACTTTAACGTAGAGATGGTTGTGCCTTCCAAGGCAAAAGATTTGCTCTCTGCAATGTTTGGCGAGGATGCTGTTGGCGACATCACCAAGTTTACTATCAAAGGTTCTGGTGATGCAGCTCTTGATGTTACAACAGGTTATACTGGCACCGCATTGGAAACAAAGAAGTTTAAGATGACCGGCACAATCTGTATCGTTGACGAAACAAAGGACAACTTGATGGTTATCACAAACCTTTCGCTCTATGCAACTATGCAGTGGGATGAAACTGGAACCAAACCTGTCGCATTTAAGTTTAGTGGTTCTGTTGAGGGCGCTGGTTTGAAGAGCGTTGCTTGGCTTACAAAGGCGGCAGTATCTGCTTAAAGCAAAAAGCGGCGTAACGCAATCGAATATGAAGCGGAAAGCGGCGGACTTATCAAGGATCGCGGTTTTCCGCTTTTGTTTTTACAAGACTTAACATCAAGAAAACAACATGGAAGAAAAGAAGATGGAACAGCCCAGTGACGAGTTACAGAAAGCTCTTGACAGCGTATTGGAGGCGGAACCCGAAGCGGTTGTGTTCATGGGTAAAAAGCGCAAAATCGGTTGGCTTAAACGAGGTGCGATAAGAAAATTCTCGCACGTCACGACAAGAGAGGAAGACGAGTGGAAGCGTGGCGTAAAGTTGTGTGCCATCGTTCTTCTTAATAACTTTTGGAAGCTGCGCTTCTTCTACTGGGCTTACTGGCGTTGGTTGTACTATATCAAGGACTTGGATGCCATCGAAGTCTTGAGAGTTGTTGACGCAGCTAAAAAAAAAGTTCCGTCGGTAGTGTGCTCGCTGACTACCATATTAGCGATAGGGATGACGGATCTGGCGATGACGATGACGAAGAGAGAAGTGAAAGCTACCCGAGCAGGACAAGCTGGGGAGCAGCCTTCTCGTTAGCCGAAAAGTTCCCGTTCCTCTTTGCCACGCGCTACGGCATCAAGGCATACGACTACTGGTGGGGCTACACTTCGGCACAGATAGACCTCATGGTTGCAGACCAACCCATTATTGTGTATAAGAAAGACAAGAAGCGCAACTCGGACGGCAGTGTCAAGCACACCGCAAAGGAGATGGACAACCTTTGGGATAACTGGGTAAAGAAGAAGGAGAAGGAAGGCAGTCTTGTCGGCAAGAAGATTAGTCTTTCCGATTATTTAAACAACAAAATCTAAACGATAAATATTTCAGGATATGGCAAGCGGAAATTTAGGCGATTTGTGGTTCCAGCTCGGAATAAAGGATAATTCCCACAAGGCTTTGAATAGCATGTTGAAAGACGTTCAGAGACTTGAGGGCATGATTAATTCGTTAAATCTTAGCATTAATAAAGAGCAAGACCCAAAGAAGAAGAAGGAAATGAAAGAACAGTTGTCGAACGCCCTCAACTATCTCCATCTTCTTCAGAAGGTCAATATCGAACTCAACAAAATTAGCGGCATCAAGAATGTCAATGCTGGCATTAATACCGGCGAACTTGACCGTGCAAAGAAAGCTCTTATGGACTTCCGTAATGAGCTTATAAACTTGCAAGCAGGAAAGACGGCGGGCGGTGTTGATAACGCATTTATGTCTGCCTATAACGCAAAGTTCAGAAACCTAATCACTGACGTAAGACAAATAGAAAAGGCTTTTGACAAGGAGAATACGCTGTCCGCATCAAAGAATAACGCTGCAAGACTAAACAGGGAGCTTGAAACGACAAAAAACAAACTTGCTGAAATTCAAAGCCTGCAATCAAGGGGTATACGTAATAGAATAGACACCACAGCGCTACTCTCTGGCGGAAATACGCTGCGCGGTGTCAAGCGAAGAATGGAAACCATGCTTGCTGACGATAATCTCTTGGCTAACGGCGCGAAAGTCAAGTCCCTACTGTCTGATATAGCCTTCGCATACACGAAAGCTACTGGCAAGGTTCAGGAATACAAGAGAACCGCAAGCGAGACAGCTTCCGTTGACTCCGCCCTCAGTAAACAAAAATTGGCTGTTGAGCAGATAAACACCATTCTCAGCAATATCGACAAACTAAAGGGTAAGAGCCTCGAATTTGGCACGGATACTTCAAAACTTACGGCGGTACGCGGCGAGATAGAACGAATAAAGACTACTATTGAGAGCTTCTCGGGCAAGCAGTTGCTAAACAAAGGATTCGGCGATACTCTTAACGAGCTTCAACTTTGGAAAGAAAGAGTGAATAGGACTCTGAAAGACCAAAGCGGTGCCAATCAGAGCGCGAAAGCAACCGACCGCAACCTCGAAACGATGGAGGCGAGATACAGACGCTTGCAGGAGCTTATAAGCGAGGTGAACAGAAAAATACGCGAACTCAACGACTCTGCCAGACAAGGCTTTAAGGTCGGTGCTGACACATCAAGAGCGGAGAGTGCCATTTCGCGACTGACGGAAATGCGCGACAAGTTCAACAATGCCGACATTGGCAGCAAGAACGCGGTGGCGGAACTGGTTTCGGAGTACAAGATACTCAAAAACGAAATCGGCAACGCCAAGTCGGAGCAGGACAAGCTGAACAATGCCATTACGAGAGCTAACAAAAAGCAGGACAGGAAGAACGAAAGACAGGAAGCACGCGACAACAAGCAGAGATTGTCTGAAATAAAGGCGACGGAGGCTCGTTACGACTCGCTTGGCAATAAGGTAAGGGCGCTCAGACGTGAGTTTAGCCGCGGCATATCGTTGGGAGCCGACGTGAGCAAAGCGGAGGCTGAGATACATCGTCTTATACACCTTATGCGCTATTTAAAAATAATGCACGGTGCGCTTAAAGCTGGCAGTATGAGTGACGTTGGTCGTATAGGAAGTGTCGGTACAGGGCACGACGCAACGCAGGCAGGACGAGCGCTGCAAGACCAGAAAGCAACGAACGCAGCGGCACAGGAGGCTATAAATAAAGGCATACGCAGGGGTATCGACTTGGAGCGTGAGCGCCAGCAGGAAATAGCGAAGTCGGCGGCAAAGGTGCGTAGCGACTTGGCGGCAGCTCTTGCGGGCGCAAATGCAGAGGCGAGCAAGATGCACGGCACGCTGAATGACATAAAGTCTCTCTTTTTGCAGGGCGGTATTGTGTACGGTGCGCAGTCGCTTTTCAACGCTATTGTGCAGACGGGCGGCGAGATTGTACAGCAGCATATAGCTTTGCGCTCCATTTTGGGTGATGTCACAAAAGCGGATGAGCTTTTTGCGCAGACGCAGGAGCTTGCATTGCGTTCTCCGTTCAAGTTCGGCGAGTTGAATCGAGATGTCAAGCAGCTCGCAGCTTTCGGAGTGGAAGCCGATTCTTTGTATGACACAACCAAGCGACTTGCGGATATTGCATCAGGTCTTGGAGTCAGCTTCGAGCGATTGGGCTTGGCATACGGCCAGGTAAAGGCGCGTTCATGGCTTGATGGTAAGGAGTTGCGTCAGTTTGCATACGCAGGCTTGCCTCTGTTGCAGAAGATAACTGAATTGTACAACTCTGAGGGTAAGAACAACAAGACCAACTACAAGCAGAGCGATGTCAAGGAGATGATTTCCAAGCGTCAGGTCAGCTTCGAGGATGTTCAGAAGGTATTGTGGAAGATGACAGACGAGGGAGGTCAGTTCTACAATATGCAGCTGGTGCTGAGTGAAACGCTTCTGGGTCAGTGGAACAAGTTGAAGGACGCATGGGAAATCATGCTCAGTAGGTTCGCGGAAGGCAAGAACGTCATCGGCGGCACCTTTATGTTCGCGATAAAAGGCGCTACGGATTTGCTTCTGACGATAGACAAGTTAAGCCCTGCCCTATTGACATTTGCGAGCGTATTCCTGTCAAAGAAGCTGTTTGGTCTTGCTTCTTCGCGCTTGGGTATCGGTTCAATCGGCAGGAATTTGAACGACCAGGCCAAGATACAGCTCCGCAATTACGCCATAGAACAGCAGCAGCTCGTTCTCGAAAGAAAGATAACGCAGGAAATAGCGACGCAGAACGTTCAGAAAAGAGCCTATTGGCTCGCCGATGTGCAGACGCAACAGGCGGTAATGGGCAGACTTGCACTGGAGGGTAAGTTGTCTATATTGCAGATGCAAAAAGCCGTTAGGGAAGGTCTTATCACAAAAGAGTTAATTGACCAGCTTGTCATTATGGGTCAGATAACCGCAAGACAGGGAGAGATAATTCTAAAAGGCGGTACAATGGCTGCTGTAATGAATATGACCGGCTCGAAGCTGAAAGGCATGTTGAGCTTTGTGGGCGGCTGGGTCGGACTGACATTTATGACTGTCACGCAGGTTATATCGAGCATCTACAACGAGTTCAGCGCGATAAAGGAGAAGGCGGAGAGCTTGCAGGCTCCAGATTCTGACTGGATGAAGGACTACTATGATGCCCTGGGCGCAAAGAAGGGCACAACGGACACGGAGCTGAAAAAGCAAATTGACAGCATGAAGCAGTTGCTTATAAAGAGCGACGCCTACACGAAGACTATTGATGAACAGATTAAAAAGGCGAAAGACCTCAATGAGCAGTATGACATCCTTCGAAAGGGTGTCGAGAACGCGAAGAACGTAGCGTCGGGCGATGCTGGCATGATTGCAGACGCAATAGGTTCTACGGGTGGCTGGAAATCGGGAAATCCGTTCAACGACACCATTGAGGAGAACTTGAAGGACTTGCAGCACTCCACCGATGCGTACCAGCTGAAATTGTCGGCGTTTGACGAAGTGACAAAATCAAAGATGGATAGCGTTGCAAGCGCCATCCTTGGCGCCGCTGGAGCAGGCAAGACGCTTGAGGACAAGATACGCATACTGGCAGATGAGGGCGGACAGAAATGGGCGGTATTCCAGGCCAATATGGTGAAGTGGAATAAAAATATTGGCTTTTCTATAAAGGTTCTTGGCAACAAGGCGAATGATGTCACGTCGGACATCAACGAGATTGCCAATGATGACGTTCCGAAGATACTCAATACGATAAAGAAACACCTCGGTCTGTACGGCAATGACTTCAAAAATTGGTGTAACCGCAATCCTGAACGGTTCAGGAACATGCTTCTGCAAATAATGGATGAAGCAAAATGGCTGATACCGCAAATTAATAAAGAACTCGAAAAGATTACGAGTTTCAAGTTTGAGCCGAGCGGCAATAAAAACTCGGTGACTGGAAAAACCGTTATGCAGGAGCGTGTCTTTGAAAATCTGAGAGGCAATCAGAAGGCTTACGACCTCATATCAAGCTATATCGCAGAAGGATCATGGTACAAGACCAAGAACAACGCCCAGTCTGCTTTGCAAGACCTTTATAATGAAATGAAGTCACGTCAGAAAGGTGGAGCCTCAAAGGCGAGCATCGCGGAAGCCAAGAAGGACTACGAAACATTGCACAAGGCGGTTCTGCAAGGCTTCGGGTACAATTTTATCCCCGAGGACAAGAAATCCAATAAGGTTCCGAAGAACAAGGGCGACAAGGAGGATAAGGAGCTTGATGAGCTGAAAAGACAGCTTGAGGACTTCAAGGCCGCGAGACAGGCTTACCAGAAGTTGAGGAAAGAGGCCGGCATGAGCCGTGCGAAGGCAAAGAACGAGGTATTCGGTCTCTATAAGGACTTGGACTGGAAGAAGATTGACCTCGACAATTATTCCGGCAGCATCGCCCGACTGAAAGGCGGTTTCAACTTCGACAAGACGATTGACAGAAAGAAATTCAGAACGCAGCTCGACAAGGAGAACTTTGAGTGGCGCTTCTCCGAGGAGCTGAAACCCGAATGGGAACGAGTTGCTTCAAACTTCAAGGAGGCCCTGGAGAAAGGCGTGAAGCAGGCGAACTTGCAGAAGGAACTGTACGAGAAGACAGGCAGTCTGGACTTCGCTAAACTCGCCTTTCAGGACGGCGCGGTATGGGATGAGCAGACAAGAAAGATGGCGGAGGACTTCAAGAAGAACTTCGGTCACGATGTCAACCTCGGAATGACCGAAGCCGACGCGAAAGTTCTGTACAAGGACACACCTCTCGCTCTTGAGGCATGGCAGAAGATAACGACCTTGGTAAAGGATAACTATGTCAAGAGCTTGCAGCAGGCTGCGGACATCATCGCACAGACAGCGAGCACGCAGGAGAAGATAGCCGCCATCTACGCCAAGTACGAAACTCCGATTGCACAAGCAAAGGAGGCGGGCGATAACGGGCTTGCATATCGTTACACGCGCCAGCGTGACAAGGAAGTGAACTCCGCTAAAACGGAAGCCTTCAACAAGAGCAGCGACTATATCACGTTCTTTGGAGCGGTGTCGCAGCTCGGCATGGACAGGGCATCCGAAATCGCTTCGCAGATACGCGAAAACATCAATCAGGCACTTGCTGACGGAACTATTGACGCTCGCGAGTACGGCAAGCAGATACAGCAGCTTGACGAGCAGTTGAATAAACTCTCAAGCGGCAAGAAGAACTTCTTCAATGCAGGTTTGAGCGGCGTTGCAGAACAGCGCGTTCAGAACGCCAACGAGAAAATCACCGCGGGCGCAGCATTGAAGCAGGAGGGTGAAAGACTTGCGCAGGAGGCTACGACAAAACTGCTGGACGCGCTGAAAAACAGTGATTGGGACGGCGTTGCGAAAGCTACTGCGGAAGTGCAGGAAGGCAAGAAGAAGGCAAAAGAGGGAGAGAATAAGATTAAGGAAGGACAGGAGGAAGCGAAGGCTGCGAACAAGTTCAAGAAAGCCATGTCTGCGGTAAGCGTAGCGGCTGACAAAATAAACGCCAATATTCAAGGTGTTGTAGCTGCGTTCAACGACATTAAGGACACTGCAAGCGCACTCGGCGTAGATACGGAGAGTAACGCATGGCAGGACGCAACGGCGTTCTTTGACTCTCTCAACGGCATTTCCAATTCTATCTCTTCCATCGCGACAAGCGCTATGTCAGGCAATGTCGGCGGCGTCATTCAGGGCGTAGTCGGCATCTTTACCTCTCCGTTCAAGGCTTTCGCTGCGGCGCATGACGCAAAGCAGGAACGCCAGATAAAGCTCGCGGAGCGTAACATTACGGAACTTGAGCACTTGCGCAACGATGTAAAGACGACGATTGAAAACACCCTTGGCGGTGTCTATTCATACGAGATGGATAAGGACACGAAGGCGACACTCAAGAAAGTAACGGACAACTACGAGAAGGGTCAGAAACTCCAGAAGTCAGGCGTGCTTATCGGCTACAACGGCCCGTACACAAGTGACACCTACAACGCAGCCAAGAAGTCGCTTGCCGAACCCGACAACGCTTTCCTTGCGGAGCAAGCATCCCTCATGGCGCAGAAGGACGAAATGCAACGACAGCTCAACGCCGAGCAGGGCAAGAAGAAGAAGGACAAGGACAAGATTGCCGACTACAAGCAGGAAATCAAGGAGATGGAAACGACCATCAAACAGCTTGCAACCGACTTCCTCAAGGACATCTACGGCGTAGACATGAAGTCGTGGGCGAGCCAGCTGACCGACGCAGTTGTAAGCGCATGGGGAAAAGGTGAGGACGCCATTGATGCCTACAAGAAAAAGGCCAGGGATATGGTGAAAGACCTCACCAAGAATATTCTGTCACAGAAGATTATGGAAAAGGCTCTTGAAGGTCCGCTTGAAGCGCTCACAACGACCATCAAGCAGAAAGGCAGACTTGAACCCGAGGATGTCGTGAACGTTGCTGATGAACTCTACAAGCAGGCGGACGACGCGGTGTACAACATCACGGCGATACTGGAGAGCCTGAAAGACAAAGGTCTTGACCTTTCGGCAACCGGCGACAGCAGCCTTACCAACGGCATCAAGAATATCACGGAGGAAACTGCGGATATTCTCGCAAGTTACGTCAACGCCATCCGTCTTGACGTGAGTGTCAACCGCACCCAGGTCAAGGACATCGGAGAACTCTTGAAGATGCGTCTTCCCGAAATGGGCCAGATACAGAAAGCACAGCTCGGGCAGCTCACGCAGATAGTCATGCTTGCGGAGGCTCGTAACGAGAAGCTCGATCGGATGATGGATTGGATGAACGCGGTGTCTACAAGCGGCAGAAAAAAGCTCTATATCAGCTAATAAAGTGGATATTTATTGTTAAAAATGCGGATAGTTATATATTAATTTGTATAATTATCCGCTTTTTATTATTTTTGGAGAAAATTAGGTATATTTATGCAACACTACAATGTCTTCATACAAAAAGAGCAGGCGGGAGCGATGGTAAAAGAGACCGTAGCTGACTTCGACGTGTGGTGCGCCTCCATACCGTTCGACATCGGCATGGAGGTCAAGGAACCTGTAGTAAAGGACTGGAAAGACGAGGATGGAGAAGACTCATATCTCGGCGACAGCCTTAAATTCTCGGCATACGATATGACCGTGAAATGGTGCTGCAAGGGCGATAAGTTCTCGGCTAACGCAGTAATAAGAAAGTTTCTGAACTACCTGAGCGGACGCGACGGTAGCGGCATGAAAATGAAGATGTACTGCGACTGGACTAAGGTAGGAAGAAGACACATCCGCCTCAAGAAGGTGTCAGACGACGCAAACCTGAACCGCGACGACGAGGGAGATGTGGTAACGTTCTTTACAGTGTTGAGAGTTGAAGACCCCGTAACGGAAGTGACATTAAGCAAATAGAGACATGGAATGGAAACTTTATCATAAGGACGGCACGCCACTGCGTGACACCAACGGCAAGGAAATTTCCGTTCATTCGCTGACATACGACGGCGAGTGGATGGGAGAGTGTTCCGTATCCGTATCAATAGAGAACGAAGCTCCCGTCGATTTCTCAATCGGCGATTATCTGATTTACAGAAACGAGCGCTTCGAGCTGAACTACGACCCTGGCAAGGCAAAGCAGGGCCGCAAGAACGCCCTCGGCGACTCGTTTAAGTATTCAGACATAAAGCTAAACTCACTGTCCGACGAGCTGGCAAGAGCGGAGTTTCTTGATGTTGTGCTGAACGACGAGGCGCAGCTGCACTACACCGCCCTACCCGACTTTGTTTTCTACATCGGCTCACTTGACGATTTGCTTGACAGATTGCAAGCTAACATGAACGAGCAGTTCGGAGACAAAGCATGGAAGTTCTATTCACGCAACTGGAAGAGAAGCCAGACACGAGGCTGCGAGGCTGCAAGATGGGAAGAGATATATGGTGGCGATACAACCAAAGAGGACACTGGCGTTGCAGACACCGAGATAGACTCAACTTCAATCAGTGTACAGAATCAGACCGTATGGGAAGGACTTGCGTTGGTAAACTCCCAGTTCGACGTAAACTTCATAACACGAAACAGAGAGGTATTCGTTGACACATCGGGCTTGCTTATGCAGAACACGTTCAAGTACGGCGCAGCATTTGGACTTGTCGAGATTAACCAGGACGCAGAAAGCGACCAGAAGATTGTCACGAGAATGAGGGCATACGGTTCGGAGAAAAACCTACCCAATAGATACTACGCAACATTGAATATGGAGGTGTGGGCCGACTTCGCGGATACGATACAGCTTCTCGATCATACCGCATGGTATGCAGCAGACATCAAACTTGGTGGCCTTAATGTTGAAAAAGCGTCGGCGTATTTCACCAACCATATCTCCGACGGGCAAGGCTCCTCGCGATACTCCGTAAGTCTGCATGACGGCGGCGTTGTCGTCAAGGCTACGGTAACGGTTCTTCGTGCGCCGTATTTCGAGGAGCGTATCGAGGTACGCGTCGCAGGCGGCACAGACGAAGAGAACTCGGTAGCCGACGCAAGAAAATACTACGAGGCGGTAAAGTCAACAAAGATGATTCATTTTGTCAGCGGAGTGAACAAGGAGGCTTTCCCCGACAACAGAAAAGACTACGCTACCGACCATCTGCCCAACAACATGGCGTGCTCACGCTTAATGCTGCCAGGATTTCCGCAGATGTCGTTGCAGGACTGGTGGAACAGCCACACTGACAAGCACGCATCGCTAAACCCGACCGGCGCGGAGCTGCGCTTCTCGACAAGAACCGACCGCCCGTGGGTGGAGTCAGCTACAGCGGACATCATAGGCGTGCGACCTGGCAGTGTATTCTTCGATACGGAAGATATAAAAGAAAAGAAAGAAGAAATATTTCCGACAATCAAGGAGATGGAGGTGGACGGCGTGCGCATTGACGAAATCGCGGTTGGCACGAATGTAGAGGACAACGGCGTATTCAAGGATGGGCAGGATGTTCCTTCATGTAAGGTCGAGCTTAACGAAAAGGTAAACTTCGACATCAATGCCTTAAAGCAGAGCGACTTCTCCATCACCATGACGGACGGAATGTGTGCCGGCAGAAAGTTTAAGGTGTCGGGAAGCGTAAAAGAGAACGGTCGCTGGGTGCTCACGTTGCAGCGAGTGGAAGACATCGGTCTGTATTTCCCGTACAAGGACTTTCAGATTAGCAAGGGCGATCATTTTGTATTGTCGGGAATTGAACTGCCTGTACAGTACGTAGAAGCGGCTTCCGAAAAGCTGCTGCGCTACGCTATTGCATGGCTTATAGAGAACGACCATACAAGACACACCTACGCACCGAAGATTTATGACATCTTTATGGCTCGCCAGCATGACGAGGCAATGGCCGACACCTCGGGGACTGTAAAGAGCATACATGACACAATCAAGGAGGGTGACATTATGCCGTTCAAGGATGAAGACCTCGGACTTGACGCGGAAATAATCATCGACAGGCTGACAATCAAAGAGGAAAACGGAAAGATACCGTCATACGAGGTAAGTCTGCGTGAAGACAAGGAGGCAGGCACGCTGCAAAAGATGCAGGAACAGATAACCGCGCTCGGCAGAGGTAGCGGTGGCGGCACTACGCCTGCACAGGTTAAGGAATATATCGCGAGTGAAGGCTCGAAGTTTTTTCTCTCAAAGACAAAACAGGATGTCGCGCAGAAACTTATCCGCTTTTGGGAAGGTATTGCTTTTGGCGAGCAGTCTGACAGCAATGTCCTCGGCGTCTCCTCCGACGGCATCGCCACCCTCAAAGAGGTTGTGTCGGCGGCGTTTCGTTCGGGTGCGCTCGGCTCCGGCTTTAAGCTTGGCGATTACAACGGAGGTGGTGACAGCTACTTGGAGGTAGACCGCCTGCTTGTGCGCAAGGCTGCGGAGTTCGTGAAGCTCGTAATTAGAGAGCTGCAAAGTGTCGGCGGCGAGGTAGTCCTGTCGCCTGCGTCGATGAAGATTAGCAAGGTTGACTTCTTGAAAAAGGGCACGCTGCTGCCCGAATACGGACCGACACCCTTGCGATATGACGTTTACCGCTGTTCGTTCTTAACTAAGCGAGGCGACGAGGAGATAACGAACCCGTTTGTTGTCAACGACCTTGTGCGTTGTCAGACGTTCAACATCAAGGAGGGTACGACGGCGAACGCGAAAAACAAATACTACTGGCGCAGAGTGACGGCGGTCGGCACGGACTACATCGACATTCTCGCCTTGTCGGGTGGCAACTACGGCGACTCGCAGCCAGAGGTGGGCGACGAGCTTGTTCAGATGGGCAATACGACGGACGCGGCACGCCAGTCGGTGCTGTATCTCTCGGCTTACGGCTCTGATTCTCCGTCAATCAAGCTGTACAAGGGCGTGAACGACTATACGCTCGACGGCAAGGAGATATTCGTGGTGTCACGCGATGAGATTTATGCGCTTGCGTCAATGTTCAAACTCAAAGTGAAGGATGGCGACACAACAAAGGAAACGACGCTTGCGGAGCTTGTGCTTAACGTAGACGGACTGACTTCTACGGTAGATGCGAACAAGCAGGAGGTAGATGGGCAGATAGGCAAGATAAACACTACTCTAACGCAGAACGCCGAGAGTATCACTTCGCTTGCACAGAAGCAGACGAATACTGAGAATAAGGTATCGAAGATAGAGCAGACAACGGACAAAATCTCTCTACAGGTTGAAACGACCACGAACCTAAAGAACAGCATCGTAGGCTCTGCGCTGCGTCCGTGGGATGACATCACGAAGATTGCAGCGGCTCACTCGCAAAAGGTAGAGATAACAAGCGGTGGCGGCGTCGGCGGTTCAAACTACGCAACGTTCAGTGCGTCGGGCGCTACAGCGAACACATACACAGGCCTCTACTTCAAGGATGTGCGTGTGTCGGCTGGCAAGACGTACGTATTTAGCGTATGGGCGAAGCTCGTCAGTCTTTTGGATAACGGTGCCTATTACTCTATCAAGCGCTTTGACGGCGGTACGGAAGGTGCTGTTGTCAAGTCGGGCAATATCTATCTGAGTATAGGTGGCTGGAAGCTCTTTACTGCGACGTTTACCGTGCCCGACGGCTGCACGAAGCTGTTGCTTGAACTTGCCGTACGCAGAAATGGTGCTATCGACGTGTGCCGCCCGATGATAATGGAGGGCACGGAATACGGAGGCTGGAGCTTATCTCCCTACGACAAAACGGAGGCAGGCAAACTGGAGTCGGGGTTGAAAAGAGCAGGCATTGACCTCGAAGACGATACCATCACGGCGACGGCTAACAAGTTCATGGTCAAGAACAACAGCGGCGAAGTGACGGCGAGCGTGAACGAGGACGGCTTGCTGGAGGTGGGCGCAGGTCTCTTCTCTGGACTGATACGCAAGAAGAAGACTATCATTACCCCCGACAAGTTGGAAGGCTACACAGAAGAAAACTCGATTAATGGATATATCCGACTAAACTTTGTAAAGACGGGTAGTTTTGTTGAGCTTTCGGGCGACATCGGCAAAAAGACAGGAGGTAACTACCCGACAATAATTCTGCCATTTCACAATCCGAACGCAAGCAATGCCAGCCTTGGTGTGACAAGCGAAGAAGCGGCGACGTGTCTCGGACAGACATTCATTGTAAGAAACAATACAAGTCCGGCGATAACAATCAATATCATTGGTTACACGTCGCTCGTCGGAGGCAGCGACGCAAATCATCCCTACTGGCTTGAAAGCGGATGGATGGCAGTCCTTACCTGCGAATTTGTATATGTCTCAAACGCCAATACGTATGCTATTGTATGGAATGGATATAACGTACCATTTTCAGCTCCAATAGCGCACAGCGACGAAGGAGAAGAAGCGGTTGCGGACGAAGGAGGAGAATCTACAGCCAACGACCCGACAGCAACAGAAGAAGAACAACCAAAAGAATAAGATATGAAGAAAATAGTTAGAGGTAACGACTTTACTCTGCGCATACCAGTATGCAAGATAGTGAACGGCGAGCAAGTGGCTTTTCCGCTGCCTGCTTGCACGGACATCGTTGTGAACATCGTGAACCAATATCGGCGTGTGGCTCTGAGCTACGCTATCGACACAGCGGAGGACAATATTATTCTTGCGCGTGTTGAGGGAGATGCAGTATCGGTGGGCACATACGCCCTCGAAGTGCGCGGCAAAATCTTCGGCAACGACTGGCGCAGCAAGGAGTACGAGCAGTTTGCCATCGTAGACAACAACGCTTCGGGCGACACAGCGTTCAACGGCGAACTTATCGAGGGCGAGGACAGCGTGGAGATGAACACGGCGCTTGTTATCCTGCCTCCTACGGCAGAACTGACGCAGCTCATAACCGACGCGAACACGGCTGTTGAAACGGCAAAGCAGACGGACGCGACGCTCAAGGCTAACGAGAGTGAGCGCATGGAGGCGGAACAGCAGCGTGCGTCAGCAGAAGTATCACGTGTGTCAGCAGAAAATAAGCGCAGCGAGAGTGAGAAGGCTCGCCATGCAGCGGAGACAGAGCGCATGAGCAACGAGGACGCTCGAAAGACAGCAGAGGTGCAGCGTGCCAATGCCGAGACCGAGCGTGCAGAAGCTGAAAAGACACGCACCGCAAACGAAACCGCCCGTGTAGCAGTTGAAAAGCAGAGAGCAACTGCTTTTACGGAGCTTTCAGCAAACGTTGATGCCGCTGTCAGCAAGGCGAACACTGCGGCAAGTGCGGCAAACACGGCTACCGACAAGGCAAATGCAGAGGAAGACAAGCGTGCGGAAGCCGAAATACAGCGTGCTGAAGCAGAAGCTGCACGCAAGCAGAACGAAAACATGCGCCAGGAGGCTGAAACCGAGCGTGTACGCCAAGAAGCAGCGAGAGAAACTGCGGAGGCAACTCGTCAGAACGCAGAGGCGGAGCGAGAAAAAGCTGATGCCGAGCGCGAGAAACGTGTGTCCGAAGCAATATCCAACGCGTCTTCTGCCGCAAAAGCCGCCACTGACGCAGCAGCCGTGGCAACAGAAGCAGGTAACAACGCGGAAATCAAAGCGACAGAAGCGGAGAGAGTGAACGCCGAGCTTAACGGCAACGTGCTGACCGTCACCAACCGACAGGGAACGGCGAAAAGCGTGAACCTGACCGACGCGGACGAGCATGTAACGGTGAACTGTACTACCACGATGGAAGGCGTAAGCATGGAGGGCTTGGTTATTAATGTATATGTTAATAATGGCGCAGACCCTCATCAATACACTACTAACGCAAATGGGCAGGCAGAGTTTACTATCAATAAGGGTGCAACCTATAAAGTTGTGTTCCCTTATGTGCAGAAGTGTAACTTTATTGACCCCGTGCAGCATGTGGCAAGCGTAGGGAACAGAATTATTGACGCAAACTATATCGCTGAGACTGAAAAGATGGAGCGGTTAACCATCAAGATGTCTAAGGCTGACGAAAGCGGAAACGTCACTCCGTTTGAAGGCGGCAAGGCGTATGTTACCATAGCTGGTGAGAAAACCGAATATATTATGGATGCTGATGGTAAGGCTGTCGTTGAGATTAAAAATGGTACATCTTACACGGTAAGCGTTGACAAGATAGACGGTATGTATGAGCAGTACGACCGCTACTCTATTACCAGGACGGCTATTTCTGAGAGTTACCGTTTTAACTTTATCTATCGCCCTTACGAGAGCGGCATCTGGCTCATTGATGACGACAATAAGCAATGGACTTACGACGACTGGGAGGCAAGCGGAAATGATAATAGCAAGCTGATGTTTGTGCGTATCGCTACGCTTGCAACACAATTTTACAAAGGAGATATACTTATCAGTATTGACAAAATGGCAGACTCCTATAAGGCAGGCGTAAATAAGCAATGGTGTCCTCTGTACGAAGTTTTCAATAATATACCTTTAGATGGTCGAAGCAATAACATCCCAAACTGGGATCGCTTCGCGTATAACGGATTGTTGGCTACACAGACCATCATAGCGGAAGGTGACGAGCGTGGAATTACTACGGCTGCTGCTGATTACTGCTATAGTTCTACGATTACGAATGGAGATAAGCTTTATCAAGGTTATCTGCCGACAGCTTACCAATGGGAGCTGACCTGGCCAAATATGGATATTGTGATAGATGCTATAAATAAGAAGTACCCAGACCTCAATGTCAACAAGGCAACATTCGGTGTTTCTAAGTGGACTTCTACCCAGAGAACCGACCGCCAAAGCTACATCTTTTCTTCGACTGTAAATAACATCGATAAGCCAGAAAGTCGTCTGACGATTCCGTTCTACGTTTGTATCTCCGACTCACCATCTCTCGTTGAATAAAAAAATAAAAAGTTATGAAAATAAATTTTGTAAAGACATTTATTCCTGCAAAGTATTTTGTCGCAGTAGAGAAAGTAGGAAATAAGATAATCGTTCGTTTTAATGCAGTTAAAGATACGGACATTGACGCATACTCTTGTATCGAGGGTTCTGTATCTGCATCAGAATATGACGAACAATGGGTACTACGAGAGTATGAGGCGTGGAAACAGAAGTGGGCAGAAAAGGCTTTAACCCTTGCTAAAAAAGCTAAGATAGCCGAAATCACAGCTTACGACACATCCCCTGCTGTGAACGGCTTTATCCTTAACGGGCAGCGTGTATGGCTGGACTTCGAGCTTCGAGATCGTGTGTACCAGGGCAACGAGCGTTTGCAGCGTATCGGTCGCACGGACACTACGCTATGGCTGGGCAAGCAATGCTATAACTTGAGCATTGAGCAAGCGCAGAACATCATAAGCCATATCGAGGCTTACGCTAAAGACTGCTACAACGTGACGGCGGCGCACAAGGTAGCAGTGAGCGAGTTGACGAGCATCGAGGAGGTAGAGAAGTACGACATCACAGCAGGCTACCCTGCGCAGTTAAAGATGGAGGTGTAGCATGATGACATTGGCTATCATTATATTCACCGCTCTTGCGCTGTACATTTTCAGCTGCTGCGTGGCAAAACGAGTGCCTACGATGCTGTCTGAGGTGTACTACCTCGCAGACAAGGACTGGCTCTTCCCTGCGCTCATGGCGACGCTCGGAGCGTCTTTCCTGCCGCTCATGCTCTCAAAGGGCGGCTTGGAGTGTATGGCGTTCCTTACCTGCGTGGGTATTATCTTTGTGGGCGCAGCTCCTGCGTACCTCGACGAGAGTCAGCGCACAATACACAAGTGCGGAGCTATCACGTCGGCAATAGCAAGCGTGGCGTGGGCGTGTAGCATCAACGCTCTGCCTACCGTTCTGTTTGCCGTGCTCGCTGTTATGCTCTGCATTTGGAAGCGTCGCTACTGGCTGTTCATCGTCGAGTGCTGCGCAATACTCAACATCGTAACAACATTATTTATCTAAATCTAAAATAGTATGGAAATCAAGGTAAAACGAATAGCAAGGAAGGAGGCGTACACAATCGGTAAGATGTACGTTGACGGCGCATACGTCTGCGACACGCTCGAAGACAAGGACAGAGGACTGACATCTAATATGTCGATTGCGCAGATATGCGGAGTGAAGATTAAGGGCGAAACCGCCATACCGACTGGCAGATACCTCGTAGACATGAAGACGGTATCGCCACGCTTCGGAGGTCGGGCACAGTATCAGTTCTGCAAAGGTCGACTGCCGCGACTATGCAATACACCTGGCTACCAGGGCGTACTTATTCACTGCGGCAACACAGCGAAAGACACGGAGGGCTGCATCCTTGTCGGCGAGAATAAGGAGAGAGGCAAGGTGCTCAACTCAACGGCAACGTTCCGCAAGCTCTACCCTATCCTGAAGGCTGCTGATGAGAGAGGAGAACAGATTTGGATAACAATAGAGTAAAGGAGGCGAAATGGATACAGTATTGCAGATTATAACGTTGCTTGTAAGCAGCGGCATCGTCGGACAACTCCTCTACTACAACTCGCGGAAACGTAAGGAAGCTGCGTCTGCACAGAAAGACGAAGACGCGAACGCAATGGCTTATGCTCAAGAATGGCACAACCTTTACGACCATGAGCATGAGGAGCACATGGAGGAGCGCGACCGATTGAACAAAAAAATCGACTCTCTGTACGACGACATTAGCAAGCAGCGAACAACCATCCGTCAGCTCAAAGACGAGAAGAACACACTCATTATGAAAATGCACGAACTGCAATGGAATGAGTGTACCGTGAACGGATGTATGAAGCGCAAACCGCCTCGTGATTATGGGAGAGAAGAAACTGATTGATAATATCAAAAGTAAAAGCGTATGAACAATATAAGAGAAATACTGATGCTGCTGAACTGCATCGTATTGGGAGCGATAACGCTCTTTTTTTTCTACAAGGCAGATAAGCACGATGTGGTCGATGAAGACTACGACGAGAATGAGCGAAACCGACAAGGTGCTATCGGATGGTTTATCGCATCTATATTCGTGGGAGCGCTCGCGCTGCCCGTAATGGTGCTGCGTGAGGTGTATCAATGGAAGCGTTACAAATTACCGAGTATCGAATGGGATGATATTTGCCGCTACGGCTTCACTATCATCGTCGGCTCTATGCTGCACTTGCTCCTGCTTGTTATGACGAGCTGCGCGACTCCGAAGCCTGTTGTGCTTGAACGGGTAATCAACAAGACGGACACGTTGTATAAGACCAACTACAAAGCAGATACGTTCCGCGTACATGACTCCATCTATGTCGAGAGCTACATGATAGGTGATACAATATACAAGACAAAGAACGTGTACAAATGGCGTGACAGGGTGAGCGTTAAGACGGACACGATATACAAGTCTATCCTGCGAGCGGACTCAATCCCAGTGCCGGTGCCAGTTGAGCGTAAGGCGACATGGTGGGAGCGGACGCAGATGTTCGCAGGCAAGATAGCGGTCGGAGCGGTGGTGTTATTCGTTATATCACTGCTGCTTTGGCTGATACACAGAAAGAGATAATATATAGATTGGTTAGTTGTTAGTTTTTAGTTTAAGGTGATTTGTTTTCAGGAGCCTTGCCTGTCCGTGATGGATAGGCAAGGAGTTAAAGTGAACTACCCATGAGCTAAAGACTTGCGTTTTTACGGTGTTTAAATAAATATAAATAAAGATAACAAAACATACAACTTTGAAAATAAATGACTAACTTGCATCGAATAGAACTAACAGACATTTTACGTCAAACCAAAAAATCACTATGAACGAGGATGATAAAAGGATGTTTCTTGCTCTTGTGAAGGGTAAGGACATATCGGAGATTATGTCTTTGCTGGCAGAGTCCGGCAATCAGTATTCACGCAGAATACTGCGGTTTTTCCGCTGGTTCAGCAAGTGGGTTCCAATACTCATAATGACGGCGCACATGTACGGCGTGTTTGACTTTAGCCGCAATCCAAAGGAGATGTTTGCCGTACACAGAGCAAATTGGGCGTGCTACACATTTATATACATCATGGTCTATATACTGCCGATGGTTCTTATTCTTGCGTCGCGCTTCTTCTGGCTGTGCTGGAAGTATCGCATACCGTTCTTCTACTTCTTCGGTGTAAATTCGATACATCTTGTATATTGGAACTGGTACACGACCAACGAGATGATAATGGCGCACTTTGCAATCATGGCGTTTACATTGTTGCTGTATGTCTACGGAGTTGCCGACTGGTTTTGCTGTAAATCAAAGCTCGGCAAAAGAATGTTCAGTTAAACAGAAATGCTATGAGAAAGATTTTCGGCTACAAGATGCTCGGCACGTTGTTGCAATCGCTTGCAAATTCGTGCTTTAAGGCAGACGAGCAGCAGCGCAACGGCGAGAAAGTGACAGCCTGCGGCATGAGCGACGATGATATAGAAACACTCTGCCAGGACATACTCCCGAATATGCTCAACCCAATGATGAGCGCAGAGGAAGTGAAGGACAGGCTCTGTGTAAGCGATGCAACGCTCAATAGAATGGTAAAGCGCGGCGAAATACCGAACGGTGAGTGTAAGAAGCGCGGACACACACGATACTGGAAGAAGTGGGATATTCTCCACTTTATAAAACAGAAGAGAAGCAAGTAAAGAGGCTTCTCTTTTTTTTGTTTCCATTTCTTTCCAATTCTTTAAACACTGGAAAGAATATTTTACAACGTGATAGTACCGACTATCACTTTATATATCTGATTATCAGCATAATACAAAATCTTTGAGCGAGTTATGGCGTTATCCGTCACAACTCGCTAACTTTGCGGTGTAACGTTACAATAGTGTTAGTTAATATTGGGGATTTCAAAAGATTGTATTATGGAAATGACAGATGCAAAAGTAGTAGAGAAGAAAATCTACGAAGAGGGGAAGAAGCACGATGAGTATGCTTCTAAGGCAACAGGTAATGCTGGCTTGACACTGGGTAAACAAAAATAATGCTCAGTATAAACTCTCTTAATTGCTGGGAACTCCTTGAAAAACAGGACAATCAGCAGCCAAGATTGTGCGTTCTTTGAAATATTTTTTGCAACTTTGCAGTATGGTAAAAGGTATAATTTATAGGTACGAATCCCCATCGGGAAAGTCCTATGTAGGTCAGACAACAGATGAGAAACATAGAAGAAGATGTTTTTTCAATAACTGTTGCTACAGCGGTACTCGCTTTGATAATGCTATACGCAAATATGGAGTACATAATTTTAAGTACGAAGTGCTTTTCTCGGATGATTTTGATTCTAAAGAGGATGCTATTCCCGTTCTTAATGAAAAAGAATCGTATTTCATAAAGAAGTATGATTCTTACAGAAATGGGTATAATATGACTTTAGGCGGAGAAGGTGTTAGGGGTCATACATTAGAAGGAAAATCTAAAGAAAATATGATAAATCACCTCAAAGCTTACTATAAAAGTCATAGCAATCCTTTTAAAGGAAAAAAGCATTCAGAAGACATGAGGGCTTACCTTAGTGAGTTAGCCAAGAATAGAACTGGAGAGAGAGCACCTATGTATGGTAAACATCTATCCGATAAGCAAAAAGCTATACTGAGTAAGTGTGCCAAAGAAAGAAAAGGAAGCAAAAATCCTTTTTTCAACAAAAAGCATACAAATAAAGCTAAAAATGCTATATCTACAGCAAATAGTAAGCCTGTTTTGCAGATAGATGCGGCAAGTGGAGAAGTTTTGAAAAGGTTTAATTCCGCTTTAGAAGCTGGAGAAAGTCTAGGTAATTCAAAATTAAACTCCGAAATTGTAAAGGTATGTAGAGGTTATGTATCTCCATCTGGTAGGCATTACATTACATGCAAAGGTTACAAATGGAAATATGCACAATAAGGTTCAACGACTATCCCGAAAGGGAGTACACTCAAGCGAGTGGAAATGGAGAGTATCTCGTGAGAGATAAAGATATAGTCTTATCTGTATGGTAACATACAGCAGTTCATTAGAGAACGGGTAAGGTGGTTGCGTACCTTATCGAAAGTTAGTGATTATTGGAACAGCACTCGGTGCTGGTGCTTGGTTGCTTGGCGGTAACAACCGCAGCGTGTTTGGTTCTCTCGGTGGCAGCAATATGCCTGAGAATGTAAACATCAACACTTACGGAGCTAACTCAAGCTCAAATCAGCCAACCGCCTTGCAGGTAATGGAGAAGGAATGCGCTGATGAGGTGAAGCTGCTTACCGACATGTTCGGTTTAAAGCTCGACACCGCTAACAAGTTCTACGCTATGCGTGAGACTGACATCGCAGAGAAGTTCTCTATGTACAAGGGTGCTACAGATGCTATCAACGCTGAGAACCGCCGTGCAATGCAGGCTGAGTTCGGTCTTTACAAGTCTCAGATTGATGCGGACTTCGGTCTGTACAAGAATCAGAGAGACCAGTACGATGCATTGCAAGCAAAGTATTGTGACCTCGACAAGAAGGTTGCTATTATGGAAGCCCTCACTCCTTACAAGGAGAAGCTGATGATGGCTTACGTGAACGAGAAGTGCTGCCGCAAGATTGATGGTGTCCTCGGACTCCAGAGCACTCCTACTGTTACAGTTCTTCCATCCGCAAACTTTTGCGGATGTGCTGCTACATCCACTCCCACTACAGGAGCGTAACAGAGCTGTAAGGAAGTCGGTTAGACGGACTAAGAAAAAATGAGTTGGTGAGGGGCGTTTGCCCTCGTTGGTGGATGCCCTCTCACCTCTCTATAACATATCACCAACTTAAAGATATTGATTATGATGAATTTTGGAAACAGCCCATTATTGGATATGGGTACAGGCCAGCAGCAGCCGCAGATGATGGATGCCGAGCTACAGAAAATGTATGAGGCAATACAGCAGAAGCGAGCATCTATCAATATGCAAGCACAGCAGTCTTCCACCCCTTTATGGGATGAGATTGACAAGATTGAAGACAATCTTACAGGCGCACAACGTCAGTACTTGATGCAGAATCAAGAGTACGTTGACAGCTTGCAATATGTGTCTAAGTTAGTGCAAGACGAGGAATTGCGGATCATACGTCCTCGTATTGAAAGCACTCAGCAAGGACAGGAAGCATTGAAGAAACATCTATCTTTGATGCAACGACTGAGAAAAGAAGTAGCGCAAGCAGAGGAACAAAAATCAGCTATGCTTAACGATTATATGACAAACCATAGTGATAAGACTTGGCAGGAATATCTCGCTATGGTTCAAGGAGCGAAGAAGGGAGGGAACAAGAAATGAACTTACAAAAACTGAAAGAACGTCTTGCGCCGTCAATAGAAACCTGGATAGACGCAAGAATTGACGACATGATAAAAGGCAATCCGTCGCTTGCCATACCTTCTGTGTATATGAAGCGAGCAGCGCACAATATCGTTTGTCGTAACAAGGAAAAATGGGAAGAGAAAATTGACAATCTATCCCTGTTTGTCGCTGATGAAAATGGAGTTGTTGATGCGGAATCTGTTTTCGATGACGCGATGCAAATACTGAAAGCGATGGAGAAAAAGCCTTTTGATATAGGGCTTCTTCATGGCACAATAGGCGATGGATGCATCTCTATTGATATGCCTGACGGTATTATCTCTGCCTTGTTGTTTGGCAGCAACAAGAGTATAACCATTACCACAGATGATATTGCTGAATTAAAGAATATATTAATCACGTAAGATAAATTTAGCGGTATGAAAACAATAACAAATACGCTTGCCGAAAAGCTGTTTTGGTTTTACAGAATCGGCATAAGAGCGATACCTATACTCCTTATGGTTTTACACTGGTTCGGCGTGTATTGGTTTCACCACAACGCAGCGTCAATGGGTTTAGATCTGAACGAGAACGCCGTTTTGGTTGTGTCATTATATATACTGGCGTATATCGTGCTGCCCTCCGTTTTGCTGCCGGCAAGCTTTCTTTTCAAATTCAGCTGGGTGTGGCGAATACCGTTCCTGTATCTTGCAGGAGTTATTCTGATAAGGCTTGGGCACGGCACGCTGTGCATTTCAGAAACGACACGGATTGCGGACTATACACTAATCTTTCTGACGATGCTGCTGTACGGTCGGGCATTTACGTTGCAAGACAAATGACAAAAAACCGCGCACGGACAGCAAGATTTCACTCCTGCTGCCCGTGCGCGGTTTATTCTCCGTAATCCTCTGGTTTATATTCGGGGTTCACCTGTAACGCATACTCTCCTGCGCGGTCGTAGATACCCTCGTTCGAGATTTTCGTTACGATATTCTTCGCCGCCTGAACGCTGTCCGCATCGTCGTTGATGTCAATGTCTGGCATCCCTGGTATTGCGTTTATGACGGACTGCATGGCGTTGTTCCAGTTGCGTTGCAGCTCCAGTGCGTTGCCTTCGTTGAACGCCTGGCGCAAGTCCATTCCTATCTTCTTCTGAATATTGTCAAACAGGTTTCTGAACAGGTTTACAGCAATATCTATCAGCACCATTGCCGTCTCCATGCGGGCGATTATCTTGCTTTTCGGCACCTTATTCTTCAAGAAGTAGTTGTCGATGCAGTAATAGAGTGTTGTGACGAGCGGCTTCAGTTCCGCTTCCGACGCATCGGATAGGTCAAGCCAAAGCTGATAGCGGTCGGCGAGGACAAAGCGCATCTTCGCATCCCATGTGTTGTAAGCAGCAAGAGCCTTGTTGATGCTTTGCTTTGTCTGCTGACGGTATAGCTTCTTGTCCTCTTTAATTGCGTTGTAAGCATCTATCATCGCTGTTTGAGCAATATTGTATGCTGAACCCATTGTGATGTAATACAGCGAACAATAGCGGTCAATGCTCTTTAGCAATTCCTCTTTCTGCTTTACACTTGGCGCGATAATGTACGCTCTTTTTGGGTTTCGGCTTATTAACTGGCTTGCACTCATGCTTATATTGCGTTTAAAATTTGCAAATCGTGCGCTTCGCCTATCACGCCTACAACGGGTATTCCGCAAGCGTCCGCCACATGGCGTTCTGTTTCACAGCCTTTCGAGCACCGCCATCGGTTCGGGACAATAATGCCGTCGCAGCCGAGGAGCAGGCGTAAGTCCTCTTTCATGTGCTCTGTGTACGGCGCAGAGTCAGACAAAGGTTTACTCATGGGATTGACTGCTTTGTAGCCGAGAATTGTTAGTTCTTTCTCGATCCGAGCGAAGAACTTGTGTCGCTCGTTGAGGTTGTAGCCAGTTATCGGCGATGATATGTATATTTTCTTTTTCCTCATTTTTGTTTGTCAGATTAAAATATCACTTCCTTGTAGCTTGATGTCGGCTTCTTGCCGGACAGGATTGCATTGCCACAAGTAATCAGCCCGTTGTCCTCGTCATACGAAGGAACGAATACGATTACATCAAATCCATTTGCCTTCAAATCTTCTTCCACTTTCTTGTACGGCACAAACGAGTCGTAACCTCCGCTTGTCTGAATATGGTTGGCTTCGCAGCTGTTTGTTCGGTGGAGCGGTGTAATCTTACACATGAACTTGCTTGGGTCAAACATTGAAGCAAGCACCTTGCCGTCAATGATAGAGTTGTCAGCAAGCGCGAAGTTAAGAGCGTACTTGCGACCCCACGGAGATACGAGAGTGTCAGCAAGTTCTGCAATATCTCTCAATGGTAAGGCGTTTCCCGAGAATAGGTATTCTCGCTGTGCGTCGTCGGTAGAGTTTATGGAGAACTGCAAGCCTGCGTTTCCGTTGTAGTCGAGATTCTTTACCCTAACCCATTCACGAATGAAGTCGTTTAAGCCTCGATTATGCTTCGGAAGCATCGTGCTTACTACAGGATGCACAAGCGAATTTCCGATGTAAGGGATAATATCATCACGCAAGAAGAAACGTGCGTGTTCGATTACAGCCTCGTTCCATGTCGGCTCGCCCATGCGCGCATAGTGTACGTTAAGACGCTTGGTATGGTTAACCTCTGGGTGCATACTTAACGCCGTTGTTATCTCGTTACGCAGGTCGTTCAGAGTTACGTTGCGCCCAGGCCCGACTTTCGGCACGTCGCAGAACTTGCAGTTCATTGAGCAGCCGTACTGTGTAGAAATTGTTATCACCCATTTTTCGGTTAGTGGCATCGGCGTTCCGTTCGGCACTCCATTCAGCTCTCTTGTTATGCCGAGGAAGTCGGCTTTGATGTTTGCGTCTTTTCCGTAGTCGGCTACTGTCAGAAACTCCAACGCGCCTTTGTCTCCTTTTGCGGTGTAGATTTCACCTGTAGGAACTTTGATTTCTTTGAGTATTTCCATTGTTATTTGATTTAATTTATAGCGTCTTAACCAATACTTTATATTCTTCATCCTCATTCTTGATTTGATAGCCATTAGCTATATACCAATCAAGCACCCATTTAGGAGTATCTAAAGGATGATATGTTAGAGCAATAGTTTTAGCACCCTTTAATTTGCTGTTATATTCGGCGGCTCTTAACATATAATTGCCGCCGCCTTTGCAGCGCCATTGTGGGTCTACCCATAATGCGTATAATATACAATCGGCGTTGCATATATTCTCTTTATCTTCCTGTTTAACAGGAAAACAGACTTGCACGCTTCCTCGATACGTCTCGTTTGTGATAAGAATATGCAAGCCGCTCTCCCATGTTTGGAATTGTACCATATCATTAAGTTTGATTAACATCGCAACGCTTGAAGCAATACATAGCGCCCACGCGCTCGGTATCATGCGTGCTACGTTGCTCCCATGTGAAGGAAATTTCATTTACTTTTTTGTTCATAATTCGAGTTTTATTGAAATTATTTTCTACGCGCCACTCTTATGCTCACATGTCGAGTTGTCAATTCTATTTTACGATACCACCTGCGTACCTCGTATATAACAAACACACCGCACAGTGTTTTGATTAATGTACCTATCTTTTTAAACTTTACCTTAGTACAGTAAGCTGGCGTCAGAAACATGGTTTTGTAACGCTTCTTTGTTTTTCTAATCTTCATTTTTCTTCTTTTTATAGTCCAAACAGCCTTCTTCCATTGTCGGCATGATACATAAGCCGCCGTTCTCAGCATCATCAATAAGTTCTTCTGACGCATGAAACGAGTTGAACATTTTAGCGTTGTGATGCTTTAAGCATAAATTTATGCGGACCTCTTTTTCGTATTCGTATTCGTACCCTGTCAGCGGATTGACTCCCGTCCTTGTAATAGTCGTAGTTTGCTCCGTTTCTTTGTACCACTTGCACGAATAGCAAGCAGCGATATTGCAAGGCGATTTGTTACAATACTTTTCCTCATGTTTTACGCAACGTCTTTCCGTAAGAAACAGCTTTCCGCAGTGCGAACAGCGGTATGCGTCTACTCTAATCATTCTCCACCTCCTTCTTAATTGCTTCAAGCTGCTGTATGATGTTATCTATCGTCTTGCCGCTGTAATCAGCGGCAATTTCTTTCAGCACGGCAATCTGTGCCGTCAGTCTGATGTAATCTGCCTGTTTCATTTCTCTTTGTTTTATTAAATTTTCCGCGTTTCTCCCTTTGAGAGTTTCAAGAGCTGTATAGTTTCGAGCATTGACCTGCTGCTGCCGCAGTCGAACCCAGTGTCTTTCAGTTTCTTTATGTGCTGATTCTCCTCTTCTTGTGTCATTGTTCTCTGCTTTCGGGTTTGTGCTCCTCGTTCCATTCTTCCTGAAAGTCCGCAAGTTTTCTGATGATACCCATGAAAACGCTAAAGCTTATAGGTTCCGTGACTGCCGGCTCTGTAATTATAACGCGGCTCTCATCGTCAGACACTCGAACTCTAAATGTTATCTTTACGTCCTGCATATTAGTCTCCTTCCTGGTCGTCGTGAATATTGCCAATAACCTCAAAGTCGTAACGGCACAGCATTGCACCTAAAGGTCTGGTACAAGGTAATTTTGCATAATCCGCTTTCAGGTAGAAGCCTCCTAAATCTTCCACCCATATCACAACACAATAATCTGGTCCGATATGGATAACATCACCCTCATATATCTCCTTGCCGTTTTTGTCTACATAGCCAGTGAACTGACATACGGTCTCTGGATCAACGTGATATGTGGATGTACAATTGTCTGAATGTGCCACAACTATTAATGTAGCTCCATCCTCACATTGCACCAAATTACCTTCCATCCATTCTCCAGCATAGCGGCTTTCTTTCTCGCATCTGCCACGAAATTTAATTTTTCTCATTGTTTTATTTATTTTTTATGTTCAAAGCTCCACTGTCTTTATGCTTGTCGTGGATATTGCCGATAATTTCTATATCGCCCTGAAAGTCGTTTATAACAACTCCGTATAAAGACCATGACACTCCATATTTGGGCGAAAAGTATACCACATCAAAGCAGTAGCCGCGCACGCCGTCCACTATATAGCCAATAGGCTCTCCGTTGTGCGCAAGAATGTCTCCGTCGTATATCTCCTTGCCGTTCTTATCTTTCAGTCCTGTGTACTGCCCGACCGTATCAGGGTCTACTTGCGCCATGTTATTTCCGTTGTCGTTGCTTATGTACACGCCGTCTACGAGATGGAGTAAGTCGCCATACACCCATTCGCCGTTATCGAGACGTTTGCCTCTAAATTTTATTTCTCTGTTCATAATTTATCTTCTGTTTTATCATCGGATTTGATTAACAATAGTATGCAGATTACATATTCCGCTGACAGTAACGCAAAAAAGTATTGTATACCGAAATAAGCATTAATTATTGCATTGACTGCCGAAACCACGGAAGCAAGCCCTACCGCAAGCATCGCCAATGTGAATTTTTTATTTCTGTTCATTACTGCTAAGTGTTATATAATTTGTGTTTCGTAATTCTCCGATTGCCGTATTTGCTGCTCTCTCTGAAACAATAAGCAGATTGCCGTCTTTGTTGAGAACAGTATTCCATTTCTGCCAAAAATGTCTCTTGTATTGGACTATATATCCAAACTTTAGAAAGGAGTACTCATTCTGCATTATACATGGCAATAGTGCAACTTTTCTTGCATACATACCTATTCCTCCTTTACTCCGAACGGTGCGCCGTCGGCAAATGTGTATAAATCGTACATTTTAGACAATTTAAGTGAATACTCTCTCGCCTCACCTTCCTCTAAATCAATACACAATAGGACAGGAAATTCAGCAGATGGGAAAATGGCTGATATATTGTGTAGTTCTGGGATGTTGGCTATTGTCTTTACCCACCCAAACGGCTCATGCTTCAACATCTCCTGCCAACACTCGTCTGCATCCTTAAATGGGCGGTACTCGGGTTCGGGCTTGATGCGGTAGTCGTAAGTATCCCAATTCCAAATAGGCGATTCTATATCTGCCCAATCTTCTGTCTCGGAATCTACATACTGTATCTGTTTCCCTTCGACGTATGCTTGCATAACCTTGATGCACTCTGCTATATCTTCTTTTGTCATATTAATCACTTGTTAAATTAGAGGATGATAATTAGTAATTTGTAATACGCTCTGCGTACATTATTTTACGCATAAGGCGGTCTATTTCTTCATCTGATGCTATATGGTCTATTGGGTAGCGCATAAAGTTTCCCCAATCACTTTGCTTTCGCAATTCACCATTGGAATCCAGACCAATCAAACATCCATATCCGTCACCATTTTTATAGCCATCATGGATAAATATACTTCCCTCACTTGTTACAAGAAATTCTCCTCTTTTAAATTCACTTCTTTTTAACATATTTCTCTTCTTTTTTACTCTCCCCACTGTCACTGGGGAGAGCGTTATTATTCAGTGACCAACTCCCAGTCCTCTGCAAACACATCACTTAAAGACGGAACCCAAGAGTCGGCACGTCCGTCTGGATGTACAATGAGCATCTGATTGGTGTAAGCGATGTGTGGTTCAGCACGTGCCATAATGATGTCTTTGGCAGACTGAGGAAGTGACTGCATGTTAGGGATAATGTCGGCTGAAATACGAGCAGGTACTTGCTTGACAACAAATAAACCTTTGCCATTCCAACCAGCTCTGCGGACAGCCATGCCTGCTTTAAGATAAAGTAATGCCGTGCCGAATGTAAAATTGGACAGCTTAGCTTTCATCTTATTTGCCTTTATAAATCTGTCTGCCAAGACAAAGTAATATTGCCCCATCACCCCCCTTTGCACAGTCAACAAAGCACGAGAAAGTGCGTCTAAAGCACTGAACTCATCCGAAGAAAGAAAGTTATCGCATTTATTCATGCGTTTTTCAAGGTCTTCGAGTTCAAGAACCATTCTGTTGACGAACGTTTCAGACGGCTTGTAAGCCTTATCGAATACATCTGCCGGACTCCAAGACTGATAGCCGTCCTCGTACTCAACGAGGTAGCCAGCCTTATCCGTTTCACACTCAGAGGGTCTTACACCCTCTTTCAAGAGCTTGCGCTCGTAGGCTTCACCCATTGTCATAGGCATAGCCTTCACTGTCTTTGTACCAGTGTACTGTTTCATTTGTTCGTTCATAATGTTTATTTTACAAGTTTAAAATTGTAAACGAATACCCAAGGGTTGCTCTCCCATGTACCCTTGCCGCTGATTTTGTCTATCAAAGCAGCGTAGGCTTCTTTCGCTGTTCTGAACGAAGAGTTGACAAGACCATGATACCAATACGTTGTACCTTCAAGCCCTACGTTGTCATCACGCCAAATGCCTTCCGCCATGCAATCTTCCTCGCTGATGTCCTATAAACGTTCATCACGAATATTAGTGATGCGGATGCGGTGCGGCATAAAGTCTGCCTTAACAAACATCTTATTCCTCCAACATGGCAGTTGCCAAAGTTTTTGTCCGAGCGTGTCTGCGATGTCGCTGTACCTCTGCGCAATAGCGACCTCTTCGCCTATTTTATAGTGGGCGGTTTTAAACTCATTGTTGCAAAGCATAAGCAGAACATGTCCGTTGTCGAGCTTTTTGAGTTGAAAATCTTCATCATCAAACGTAATAAACCCATTTGGCATATAGGCTATTCGCCTTGTCTGCGTCTTTCGACCGTCAAGTACGGCTTGTGTTAAGCCGTACTTGTCGTTGAACATTATCTTTTTCATACATTTATACTTTTAGTTCTGCGTTCAACCCCAACGCCCAAAGGATATGTTGGAGTTCGTGAACGTATTGTATTTCTCGTAACTTTTTGCCGTCAAGATAAACGGCGAACTTGCTTTCTTTCTCCTCAACCTCGTACACAACATTAATGCCGAGGTCATAATGATAGAAGTCGTACCATTCCGAGGTGCCATCCTTTTGATGCTGCTCCTCCTTAAACCCGTTCTTTTCGAGGAGTTCAGGAGTGAGGGGTATGCCTTCAATTTTACAGCACCAAATCCACCATGGTCCGTCATCGTCATCATTGATAGCGCTTAGACAGGCGGTTCCTTTTTTGTCTTCAAAGACTGTTAGGGGATTTATATCGGTAACAACGCATTTCGTGCCTTTCGGAAACATGCAATCGTGGCTTGCTCTTACAAGGTCGCCTATTCTTAGGTCTTCTGGTTTAATCATATTCTGTAGTTTTTACATAGTTGTCTACATCTCGTCTATATCTTTCATGCCTACACCTCTATTTCTTGTTCAATCCGAAAAGCAAATAGGATATGCTGTAAATCGTGAACATTATAGATATAGCCTCCCATAATGTCGCCATTTATTAAAACAGACCACTTGGATTCTGATTCGTCTGAGCAAAGTTTGATTCTTGGAATACGTCTATTCGTAAAGTATATGCGACTCTTTTTCCACCCATTCTTTTCGAGAATTTCGCCAGTTAAACGGATAGAATCCACTTCACTGCGGTCTGCAAGGTACCAGTTACATTCGCCGAGATCAATTAAAAGTTTTTCCTCTCTCACTTCTATAATTTGCACGACTATTGGTGAGGCTACTCCTATATATCTCACCCAATCACCGGCTATATATCTCTGTTCCATATACTTGATATTTATTTATTCGGCAGCAAGTCCTCGATATAGCACCATTTGCTGATATTAAAGTCTCTTACAACCTCATTCCATGGTATAAAGTCGTACAAGGCTGTAGTAGTAACTTTTACATCCACAATTTCGCCTCCTTCTGTGGCTGTATATAAGATTTGCTCTCCTTCTTTGGGCGTTTCACTTGCCTCGTGCCAAAGAGTTTTCTTAAACCATTCAACACCTGCGGCGAAAGCATTTCTTGCGGCGAAGTTCGCAACTGCATCCAATGCAGGGTTGTGCGTCAACGTTGCTGCCTTTCGTATATCTTTTTCGTCAATCATAATAGTTTTGTTTTAAAGTTATCGTAAATTTCCAAGTCGTTCCACCATTCTTCTCTGCCGAGTTCAACGTGCCTGTTTTCGGGTGCCTTGTGCTTCGCAACTGCCATTATCCACTCGTTTGGAACAAACGCATTGAACGATTGCAAGCCGCTGCTTTTCTTCGTCTTGCCGACTACCTTGCCCCCGATGTAAAGATAAAGCGGATGATATTCGCCTTCAAAGCGGTAGCAGAGAGCTTGGAGCTGCTTGTGCTCTATCTCGCTGTAAAATGTTACTTTATAGCGGTTTCCTCTGTGCAAAGCAGCGAGTGCGTGCATGAAGTCCTCGTAACCAAAGTGCGTGTTCTTCTTGCCGTTCAGCTCGTAGAAGTATTGCTTGAAGATGTCGCGTCGCATATAGAACCAGAAGTAGTCCATATCGCCGTCTGACATCTGCGGTATGCTTTTGTACACAATCTCCTGCCAAACGTGCTGTCGGAGGTGCGAACCTCTTGCGAAGCCCTCAACCGCATAAAGGAAGTCGTGTCTATCTAAAAAAAGATTTATCATACTTAGAATTTTTCTCTTATTTTCTGATATTGCTTGGCAAATGTCTTTTCCGTTACCCATGCGCTGTATCGTGTGCGGAAGTAACGCTTGGGCTTGCCTGAAACAAGCCCTGTTGCGTCACGAGGAGTATGCACGCTCATGTATATCTTTGGTACGATGTCCGTTGATACATACGATGTGATATATTTATCCGCAAAAGCGAAATGCTCTGTCTCGCGGAAATTGACATTTGCAAGCGAGAAGTCTTTTGCCATGTTAGCGTTATTTGGGTGATCTATCCGTACCTAAAAGGTGTTCGTTACCTTCGTAAGGGATGCACGATTTGTAAAAATCACCTACGCAATTATACGGGTAGGTTTTATTACCCTTTTCGTAGTTGGAAAAATAATCAGCCTTCCATACCTCGTCTTTAGCATCTCTTACTAACACCTTGTCGAACGGCTTGAGTGAACGCTTAGGTTCAATAACCTTAACAGGCTCTACTTGCAACGTTTCGGGGTTGTACTTGCCGCCACAGTGCTTCTCTGCTGCTGCGATAAACAATGTTTTTTGTTCATCATTTGCCTTTACGAAACATTCTGTGTCGCACACTTCCTCTTCGCCAAAGGTGTGGTCTTTGTGGTAGTTGGTTGTGGTATTAAACTCCGTGTAATCATCATTTGCCCAACACTCAAATACAGCGTACATTTGGCTGTGCGGATTATACACAATATCGCCACGCTTGAAGAACTTGTCCCAACAACGCATTTTGGCAGAGGGAAAGAGTAAACACTCCGCGTCTTCAAGCCCGTCAATGAAACGACCGTTTCCACTAAAGTCTTCGGTTACTGCGCCATTTGCACTTTGAGCTTTAATAACAATAGGATATTTGCTGTTAACAACTTCTATGCACTCGCATTTGCCGAACAGCGGCGAATACAGCTTTGTGCCTTTTGGCATATCGCGGAGTATTTCCGCAATGTTAATCTTGTTCTCCATTTTCTTGCTCCGTTTCTTTTGATTCGTATTTACGTATGTAGGCTTCAATTATTGCCTGCTGTAAGCCTATAAGTTTCTGCGCCTCTCGGTAGTCCGCCTTCAACTTGTTGTATATAGAAATTCTACCAGAGAAGTACCACACACCACAAACACAGGCAAAACAAAGGGTAAATAATGCTATTTCCATGTTATTCGACTTTAAACTTGTTAATGTTGTAAATAGTTGTTACTATTGGCATAAGAGTCAAGCCACCAAGACAGGCGTCGCTGTTAGGATTGTCCTTGAAGTCGTACGATATTGTACCACCGAAGCGCATCATCGTGACCTCAATCTCTCTGCCTTTGTATTTGCAGTTGAGTCTTGCAACGCCTTCTTTAAGACGGTCGAAAAACATTTCGGGGGTAAAGTCCTCACCGAAACCAAACTCGGCGTTTTTGAAGAACTTCAAGCTGTTTGCAAGAGCCTTCGTCTTCTTGTTATGAACGCTACATCTCGGGCGTTCGCAGTAAAATCTTTCTTCTGTCATATTATTGTATTATTAGTTTCTTAGTATGTGCGCCTTCACCACCTTGTGAACCAGGTGTGGCTGCGCCTTATTAAACTCCTCTACAAACCAACGTTCGTATTCGTCTTGAAAGCGTGGTCTGCGGAGTTTCCCAATCGGGGGGGGCAAGATGTCTGCGACAATCTTCTTCCCATTGTCTAATGTCAGTACGGCTTTCATAGCTTACCGGTTTTGAACCCTAACTCCTTTGCTATTGCAAGGAAGTCGGAGAGCTTGTCGGGTGATACGCTGGTCTGCTTGCCTTGCGAACAGACAACACCATCTTCAACCTTGAAGTAGATATTGCCATCCATGTTGATGTAGTAAATCTCACTCTCCATATTACTTCACCTCCATATTGATTAGGTCGTTGAAATCTTCCTCAGACTTGCAGTCGTAGCAGTAAGTCAGCGTACCGTCAGCGTCCTTTGTGAGCATCATTATGCTGTTCGTATCGTTTAGCAAGTCAAGCAGCATATCTACTCGGGAGAAACAATTTACGTTATCGTTGATTCTAAGCCAATGTGCGCCAATAATAAAACATGTTGTGCGGAAACCCTCTTGTTCGCTTGTATTCTCGTCGTTGCGGATAAAAACATAATTGCGTCCTCTTATGATAGTCCACGCATCGCGCAGCCTACCGACAAATGTCTTGATTGTTTTCTTCATATCTGTTGTTGTTACATGTTAAAGTTAATCTCCTCGGCAGGAACCATTTTAAACGACTCGACGTTCTCGAAGCCAATAATATCGCCGTCCGTGGTTGTAATATCAACCATTTTTTTATCAGCGCATGGATACATCTCCGCAATCACATCTGCTGATACAATAGTCGGCATGGTGTTGCCCATCTCGAACACCAAAAAAAATAAGGTGTGTTGTTTTCGTTTGCCATCATTCAACCTCCTCAAATTTGCCGTCAATCAATTTGTAATAGGTATCTGCCTTAATGCGCTTTCCATCTACCTGTTCTGTTTTTACGCAAATTGGTTTCCGTACATCTCCTATCCTTTTCCATTCGGCAAGAGTTATCCAACTTCCAATAGCTGCTTTTGCTTTTGAGTCAAAACCTGCGCACATGACGACAGAATTTAGACCACTACTGTCAATCTGAGCGTAGTCGCCCGATGAACCAATCTTAGCGGAGCAGCCCGACGAACCAATCTGAGCGGAGCAGCCCGATGAACCAATCTTAGCGTAGTCGCCAGACGAACCAATCTGAGCGGAGTAGCCCGATGAACCAATCTTAGCGTAGTCGCCAGACGAACCAATCTGAGCGGAGTAGCCCGATGAACCAATCTTAGCGTAGTCGCCAGACGAACCAATCTTAGCGGAGTAGCCCGACGAACCAATCTTAGCGGAGTCGCCCGATGAACCAATCTGAGCGGAGTCGTCTTCATTGCTACTGTTGTCCGCTTCAATCTTTGATGGCACTGTAATTTCTTTTAACCATTCTACGCCCAACTTGATAATATCCGCAAGTTTTAGTTCTGCTTTGATTTTAATACGCGACGAGCATACTTTTGTCGAACTCTCTTCTTTGTCTATTTTACCAGATTGTTCTACTGCCGCGAAACGAGAAGTTAGCATATCATAACAGTCAAACACCTCCATTGGCGACTCGCAAGCGTGAAAGCCACGGTTGTAACATTTAATATTGCCGTCCATTTCGTATGTTTTGCCGACCTCGTACTGAAAATCTCGGCACTTAAAATCTTTGTCAAAGCCTTTGTAGGCGACAATTTTCTTTTCGTTTGCCATATTATTGTCCTTTTTTTGTTACAATTTCCAGCGCTCCAAGCAAAGTCTTTTCGCTAATTCCGTTGCCGGATGTAACACCATCTTCCTTGATAGAATTGAGAGCTTCTTTGAGACATGTGATATCAGAGGCGAGTTGTTTTATGAGGACACTCATTTTCTCGTCTACATTTCTCACGTCGTCACGATTGGCGTTTACCGAGGTTAGTATCTTGACGCAACACTCCTCGATATAGTCCTTTAACGTTGCTTCGTGCTCCTTCTTTATCTCCTCGACAACAGCCGACGAACGAATAGGGAATATGGCAAGGTCACACCTTGTTCTACCATCTGATGTTTTTTCGTTTCGGATGCGCACATCGCGTAACTGCCTGAAACAGCTACCTATCTTTACAAGATAAACTCCTTCGCCATGTGGGTAATAGTCAAGAAAACAGCGTTCGTTCCCAGTAAAGGTTTCGCTTTCTTCAATTACACCCAAAATCGGTATTCTTACTTCTTTTTCCACGAGTTTGTTTTCTTTTGTTTTGCCAGCATACGCTTGTACGCTCTACGTTCAGCTCGCGTCATGCCGTCCTTTTTGATTTCGTAGACTTCTTTATCCATTGTTTCCATAGGCTAAAGTTCATTATATTCGCTATGTTTTGCGGAGTTTCCGTGAAGGAAGCCGATTGTGTAGCCGATTGAGCCTACCACAAAGGCGACGTAGGCTACGAGTAATATTATTCCGGTTGTTGTCATTGTTATTTTGTTTTATTGCACCACAAGTCGATTTCGATATATGCTCCTGCCCATATCGCTTCCTCAACTGTTGCGTCAGGATGCTCGCTGAGCCATTTCTGTATTTCGTCTCTCAGTGTCATTGATTGATGTTTTAGGAGTCCATTCTATACCGAGCCTCGCAAGCGTGCCGTCCTTGTAGGCGTTGTATGCCATCTTCGCTTGCAGGCAGTTGGGGTTTCTGTCAGCAGCTTTGATGGCTGCGAGGAGGTTGTTACGTTGCTGTTCTGCGCGTGTGAACTCTATTTCCTCTCTGTGTCGTTGCGCTTCCAGACGTTCGCTTGCCAAATCGGATTCAGTAATCGTAACCGTCACAGCTTGCGGTTTCGGTTCGTTTGGAGCTGTAATGCCGCTCTCTACAAGTCGCGAGAAGTTTTCGGGTTTCAGCAGCCAGTTGAAATCAGCAACCCATTTTGACGGGTTTTTGCCATTGAGGTAAGGGTCTGCGAGAGCCTTGTCAAGTACCTTCTGTAATGCCTTGTTGTCATTGTTATATTCCGCAAGTCGTTCCTCGATCAGCTTCTTGCGGTAAGGGGTGATGTTGAGCACCTTTGCCATTGAGGACTTCGTTTCGTCCACACGGCGGTTCCAGTAGGCAACGAGCTTTTCGTAGTCTACCGTTGCGGTCTTTTCCTGCAATACAGGACTTGCCACACCTTTGGGCGTGCTTGTCTTGTGTGCGCTTTTACTTTTATTACGCTTCGCCCAACGCTTGCGTGCGTTCTCTTTGTTGCGCTCGCAGCGTCTTTTGTATGAGTCGCGTTCCGCGTCCACGTTCGCCTTCAGGAAGGCGAACGCGACACGAACGGCTTGGTCGGCATCCTCGGACAACATCGTGCCGTCGGAAGCATAAGCGAATACGGCCCTCATAAGCTCGCCGAGTTGCATGTCGGTCAGCTCCTTAAAGGCTTCCATGTTTGACAAATCGAGGGAAATTCTGTTTTTCATAACAATGACTTTTTATTTGGTTTATAGGGCAGGGAACGACCCTACCCTACTATGATAGCATTTAGGTTGTCTTGTGCCCACAGAACATACTTGCGAACGTTAAAAGGGCAGTTGGTCAGTTCCTGCTGACGGTGCGGGCTGTGCTCCTGGTGCAGGTGGCTGCGGAAACAAGATGCCAGGCTGCGGTGCGGGAGATGGTTGTGCAGCCGGCTTTTGTGCCGAAGCATAGTTTACGACGTTCCATGCTCTGATTTGATTGTACCATCGTCCGTTGTATTCGTGAGCGTCGATGTCGATTGACACTGTGACCATATCGCCCACTTTGAGATTATACTGCTCGACACGCTCTGCACCGAACACGTCGAAGGCGATGTTCTTCGGTGTCTGCTCGTTGGTCTGCAATACATAGGTGTTGACCTGCCACGGCTTGCCGGTTGACTGCGACGTGCCACTTTTTGGTGGCAGAGCCGCTATGATTTTTCCTACTACGTCCATGATAATTTTTAGGATTTTGACTTGTTGATAACTTCTTCCACGAAAGCGTTTGCGAGCTTCACGCGCTCTTCAAGTAGCGCGATGTCCTCGTCGTTGCGTGGAATGTTTACGATGTGCATAGGGTTCAGGAGCCACGGCGAATAGGAAACAAAGTCCGTTTCCGTTGCGCCGGTGCAAGCCATCTCCGCCATTGTCTGCCAATAGTATTCGGGCTTGACTTCTTTCAGTGATGCGCCGTCGTGTATCTTATCCACATACATCATGTGTGTTGCGATGTTCGGGCACTTAATCTCCAGGCACTTCAAGTCCGCGCCTCTTACGATGCCGTCGGGCGATGCTGCGAAGTGCGGTATGGTATCGTGCTTGCAGGATGCAACCTCGAACACCTCGACATCGTTGTTGAGCTTGATGTACGTCTCTCGGGCGTACTGTTCCTGCTCAATACCGAACTGCATAGCCTTGGAGGTGAAGTTTGTCTGATGGAGATAATCATCAAACACATCATCATCGTTGAGGAAGTCGGGGTTGAACATGCGCTCGGCGGCTACCTTGTACATATAGCTCTTTGCCGTTTCGGACCACACCTCGTCTTTCTTGCGACCCGACTTCATAAGATTGTGAACTTCGGAACCTGTGAAATTTCCGAAGCGGGAGCGGTACCAGGCGATACTTTTTTGTTCTACATTATCGGTAATCATGCCTTAGCCTCCTTCTTTGCAGCGTTGGCTACTGCGGTTTCGGCTGCTTTTGCTGCGATGTTCTCCTTCTTCTCGCTTTCGAGGTTGTCAATGTACTCGGGTGCAAATGCGTCGATGTCGAGGTCCTGGATGTCTGACGAGTTTACGTTTACCACAGCCTGATCGAAAGTGACGGCGTTCTGCATCTCGATTGACTTCGGAGCATACTTCAAGATGGACTTGAGGACAGTCTTTTGCGCCATAGCGTCGAAGTCGGACTTCCACGGAGATGTATATCCCGAGCGATATGCCTGCGAGAACTTGGTGGCGTGTGCCTTTACTCTATCCACGTCCCAGTACGCAACCTTTGTAAATCCGTTCAGAAGTTCGAACTTTGCCATGTAGCCGACGATTTTGTCGGACTTTCGCTGTTTCTTGTCGAATACATAATCCTCGTCGAACTCGTCGCCCGAAATGTATTCACCTTCGTGTACCGGCGCAGCAAGGATTTTCTTAAACTGTCCGCTACGCTGACAGAGCTGAAGTAAGCCGAGGTAGCCAACCTGGAACTGCGCCTTACTGCCGTAAGGAATGATATAACACTGACCCAATGTAGGGATAACCTGGAGCTGCATGGTTGCAGCCACCATTGCTGCGCCTATAATACTCATTGGTTCTGCCTTGCGAAGCTGAGGGTTTCCGTTAGCTACGCTGATAACCGAACTCATAAAGCTGTTTGCCATCTGCGGACTACTCCAAACCTCATTCAGCTTGCCTACGACCGCAGGTGAGTGCATCAACTCGCCAAGAGTGGCATTTTTCTGCTGCACCGTTACTTGTGTATTATCCATTGTATGCTGTTTTTATAATTATGTTACTTCTCGAACACATCGAGTATCTTTGTTTCTACGAGGCGGTTGATTTCGTATTCTATTGCCGTATTGAAGAACGCGTCTACGACATATCTGCGTGCCGTTTCGATGTTTTTCGCCTGAACGAGGAAGTTTACGTTGGTCTTCTTTTCCTTGCCGGTACGCTCGTCAAGCGTAATCATTGCGACGGTTGCACGGAAGAATTTGTCGTCACCTTCGTCTTCGGAGAAGAACACCTCGGCATACGGAGCGATTGCGATTTTCTTCACGTCAAACTCGCCCGAGCAATACGGTTCCATCTCCTCTGTAATTCTCTGTTCCGCCTCCGCAAAGCTCAATGCGTCCACGGCGTATGCTTCCGTAGCGATATTGTTTTCGTCACCCTTTGAACGCTCGTAGCGTACCGTGGTTTCGTACCACGCTGCTGTTTTTGTTCTCATTGCCTTATGTTTTTTAGAAAATTAGTTACTGATACTTGAAGAAGATAAACCCGAACGCATTTTCATGTATTCGGTTAATACCGAGGTTCCTGTCAATAGCAAGGCAGTATTTCACCAGGTCACACGCTTTTGTGTGCGGCATCTTGATGAACGTCTTGTGCTTCTCTCGGAGTTCCTTAATCTTCTGTATGTGCAGCTCTGCTCGTGTACGTGATTCTGCACTTGCGCCCGACTCTCGTTCTCGGATGCGCTCATATACCTCGCTTATGTTCAT